TTACGCCTTCGGCGCCGCAGCCCCAACCAAATCCGTTGCATCCGGCAACGTCACAAACGGCCTCGCCTCGTCCATCGATCGAGCGCCAAGCCAGTCGTCATAGTCGGCCGGCTTGATGATCACCACCGACCTCTTCTCACTCCCCGGCTTGTGGAAGCGCTTCATCAGCGGGTGATGGTCCGCGTTGAGCGTGAGCATCGTGAAAGAGAAGCGAGGGCCGCCCTCGCCCTCCCACTCGCGCCATAGACCGGCGATCGCAAACGGCTCGCCACTGGCCATGCCTATCGCCCAGCGCACAGCCTTCCCCGTCTCATAATCCGGCTCGAAGAACACCTGTGTCGGGATCAAGCAAAGCTGCTGCTTCTTCCACGCGCTACTGAAGCTACGCTTCTCCCCCACCGTCTCGGCGCGCGCGTTCATTGTGTCGAACACCTTCACGCCTGGCGGGATCTTCTCTCGCGGCACCATCCCGAACGACGCCAAGTAAGAACGCCGCCCCTCGCCGTCCCGTCGAATGATCGGGGCGAAATAGTCCTTGTAGACCTCTTCCCGCCACTCCCCTACAGGCGGCGGCACGCCGTAGTACTCGCTGAACAGCTGCCGATCCGGAACACGATAGTTTGTGCACATATCCGTCCATCCTGCGATAACACAGTGCCCCTGTGATTCAGGCCATCTCTACTGGAGAACCAACGATGTCAGCCAGTTGGCCTCTTCGGGAAGTGAGTCGTGATAGGCAATTCGTATGTTGTGCACCGCCCCGATCCCTGATGCTTTCGCAACCTCGACAAACTCAATTGATCTCTCGTCTCGAACGTCGGGCTGGATGTTCATGCTCATCTGACGCGTGCCCGCCTTTAGCATGGGCGGCCCCATGACCGCGCACGCGCATGAAACTGAAAGTAATTCTATGCCGCGTCGAAGGTCTGCCTCTAACCCCCGCCACCACTCGTCGGAATATGCTCTAGAGTTTTGGGCGCTGTGCAGGCAAGCGGCGAGCCGCATTCCAATTGCACGAAGATCCTTGCCTACAGGCCCGAAAAATACTGAGTAAATGCCATCGGCAGTTTGAATCGAAAACTCACATATTTTCTGGCCAGTACGAAATGCCTGATCAAGATTTTTGCCGATCTTAGCTATTTCCCACATCCCCTTCCTCATCTTCACGATGTCTGCGTTCGCGTCCTTAATGTCGTGAAGACGGCCCTCGATCCCCATCCGAAGTTCTAGCGCGGCGTACAGCAAGGACGCCTTCCCTCCGTCCTTCAGCAACACAGAAGCTCTAAACAGGCAATCGATTGCTCTCGGCGAAAACTCTCCGGTCATTTGTTGCAACCCTCCCGGTAAAGTCGGAAGGATAGCCGACTCTTGAGACAGCAAAATACTGTGTTTTTGTACAGTATTTATGCTAGTTTACCTCACTCGAAGTCACTCGAGGGAGGCCGCCATGCGAGACCCACACACCACCAGATTCATCGTCGTCCCGTTCCGCAAAGGGTCTGGCGGCGACCTGCTGCCCGTTGAGGTGCGGCCGGCCAGCACGAGCGCCGGCGCCGTGCGCGTCGCCCACTCAATGCGCGACCGGCACGCGGGCATAGCAGCCTACGAAGTCCTGCTGGACCCCGAAACCGGCGCCATGGAATCGCCTAAGGTGCTGTTCCAGCATGGGCGAATCCCGGCACTCGATGAGTACGCCGCGGCGTAATAGCGGTGCGCCATGGATATCAGAATCATCCGCGCTCGCGGCCGCGCTGATTATGCCCGCGCCTTGGGCGAGACTGAGCGCGTCGATCAGCGATTCCAAGGTGACACGAGCAAAGGGTTCAACATGATGCCCGGCGACCTGGTCCCGCTTGCGTTCCGAAGCGATAGCGGTGCCCTGAACATCAACGTCGCTCAGTGGGGATTCGCCCCAGACAATGACCTTGGAAAGCGATATGGCCGGCAGCCTTTCGCTCAAGCGGAAACGGCCGCAGACAAGGCCTATTTCAGTGAGGCTTGGCAGCACCATCGATATCTGGTGTGCGCATGCGGCTGGACGATCGTGATTGGGAAGGGAAAGGAGAGAGAGGCTTGGCATGTCCGCCCCCGCAACGGCGAGCCAGTGTTTCTACTCGCTCTCGGAGCACCGGTGTACTGGTCGGCCGTCTCGGGATTCTCGGTGCTGGTAGCCTCGGCTCCCGGCAAACTGGCTGAGCTGACGCCGCGCGTACCGGTCACCCTGGCCGGCGAGCAAGCACGCTTCTGGCTCGCCCCCGGCCTGGCGCCGCGAGAACGAGACATACTCGCTCGTCACACGATGATGGGAAATGCCTTCGAGTGGGCACGGGTCACGCAGCATGTGCTGAACCCGAAAATGGACGGCCCCGCCCTGCTCAAGCGAGCTCCTAAGCTGAGCGAGTTCCGCTATGGAGAGGATGCAGATGAGTGGTGGGAGAAGCCGAGCCACAGTGCCTACCCACGAAAACGCTAACTCTAGCGATCTTTTTCTGATGGTTGATCGCTTTGATTATCATTTTTCGTCAGCGCATCGTAGCTGCGCTCGCAGGCAAGTCCTGCGATGTGGGCAGCGTCAGCGCCAATGCGACGCACCGGCGAGCCGAACGCCCCAGTACATGAGCCACTGGCGCCAGGCCGGCACGCAAGTGACGGCGGAAGCTTCACGAAGCACCTTGTCAGCCACCGCCCTCGACACAGGCTTTGCAGTGTAGAGCCAATCGTGCACCGCTGCGGCCTCATTCGACGTGCCGCCGGCCAGCCAGTACGCGACGGGCAGCCGAGGCACCGACGCGAGATCAGTGACGAACCCGCGCGGCACGACGAACGTCTGATCTGCCACATCAGACTGATACACGAGCGCCCGCACGAGCCGCCACCGGCCGTCATCGCAATCGGTGGCATTTTCCATCACCAGTCGGGTCAGGAACCGGCTCATTTCGCTGCGTCGGTCGATTGATCCGATGGCCAAGCGGCGATTGAAGCCGCCAGCAGGATCTGCGCAGTGGTCACGCCCAGCACGATGCGATCCTGGTCTTGCACGGACAGCGGCGACGCCTTCACCACCGTGACGATTGCCGGCAGGCCTGCACTCGCAAGCGTTTGCAGGTTGACGGCGTCGACCGTCGAGCCCGCCGCACAAACAGCGCTCACGACAGGCTGCGCATCGGCAAGCGCGTGCAGCGCAGCATCGCTCATGCCGCTGACTTGCTGTAGCGACGTGATAGCCACTTCAACCGGCGGGCACACCCGTGCGGCAACTTGCGTCGGGGTTGGCACCGACTGGCTCGTCGTAGAACAAGCCGTTACGGCGAACGAAAGCACGGCCGCGCACGCGGCCAGAATGGCGAAACGCTTCATGGTGATTTCCTTACGGGGTGGTGAGTCGAACGGCGGTGGCCGCCGCGCTCGCGACGGCTGCTGAGATGCTAGAAGCGATGCCGCCACCGGCGGTAATCGGCGCACTGGCGGATACGCCCGTCTCGGCAAAGTCGAGGGTGAATCCTTCGGGGGTGTTGGTCACACGCACGGTGACTGCGCCGACGTCCTTGCTGCTCGAGACGGATGCCTTGCAGCAGAGCAGTTGGCCCGCGGCATCATAGAATGGCTGCACCTCGTAGCGTGCAGTGCCGACACACGCGGCTAGGACAACGCTGGCTGCGCATGCAAACGCCGAGCGGATCACTGCGGCGTGCCCGAGGGCGGTGTCTGATCGGTCTGCGGCTTGCCTGCGCCAACATGCACGGCGCCAAGCGTCGCCAAGGCAGCACCGATTGCAGTGATGAAGCCATCGACAGGCGTCTTCCCGGCATATGCAAAGAGCCCCCAAGCGGCAAGCAGCGCGGCATAGCACAGGACTTTGGTGCGAGTGTTCATTTCGTCGTTTCCTTATCGTGGTGGTGGATGACCTCGCTCGGAGTGAACTGATATCCCTCGACGGCGTATTTCTGCGCGAGCAGCAGCGGAAGCGGCAGCATGTGAATGCCCACCCCCTTGCCGATGTGATGCTCTTTACAGAGCAACATCCCGTTGACGGTCATGTCGTCGACAAACCGGTACGGATCGAAGGGTTGGGCAGCCAAAAACCCGTCCCAATCGAATGCACGGGCACGCTCGCCCCAGATACCCGCTCGGCAGTCCTCAGCGAAGCGCGGCCAGTCGATCATGTTCGCGGTGCTGCGCTCGATCGGATGGTGATGCGCCTCAAGTGGATGCCCGGTGTCGTGATCGGTACCGCCGCAGACGAAGCAGCAGCCACCCTCGCGCTCGATGAGCGCGTGACGCGTACGCGTGAATAGAGGCGTGGTTGTGCGTGGCTCGTGCCCCGGAAGCAGCACGTCGACAACGAGCGTCTCACGCTCATCGTGGGTTTTGGTTACGTCAGTCATAGGCCCCCAAGAAGCAAAAAGGCCGCCCGAAGGCGGCCAGCGACGATGTAGTTCATCAGTTTCGATCCCCAAGAAACTGCCGCCCTTTTCGCTTGAGAGCCCCTTCAATGAACTGAGCACCAACCACGCCGAGCGCACTGCCAATCCCGTACAACGCCAGCGGCGGAATGTCCGGGATCTGGATCAGAACCACGCCCGCGATCATTGACGCTCCAGCGCCTAAGATTGAGCGACCGACCATCAAGCGGGCCGTCAGCACTTCATCACTGACAAGTAGTTTTCCAAGTCCCATGAAAGCCCCCAAAAGAGCTAGTCCCGCAAAGCCCCACAACGTTTTCTCGTCGCCCATCGATCCCCCCCGGATTCAGGCTGTAACGACGCCGCCTGCACGCCGATAGACGTCGAGCAGCGATTCGAGTGTGTTTTCGTGTTGGCCGTATCCAGCGCCGGGCAAGCTCGCCCAGATATTTCGGCACTTGGCGAACGCCAATGTAATGCGCCCGGCGGCGATATCTAGCATGGCGCCCTGCTCCTTGATCTGCCTCAGTGCGATCAAGTCCTGGCTGCGCGGTGAGAAGTCACGCAGGCCAAGCAACGGCCGATAGGCGTCGAAGTAGCGCGCGAGCAGTTGATAGCGCCCGGCAGCCGTCGACCTCAGCGGTTGTCCGTTCGGTTGCAGCTTCGGCTGGCCGTTCTTGTCCTTGAGCGTGACGAGTACGCGCGGGTGATCCTGATAGCTGGTGAAAAGCGTCGGTCGCTGCGGCGTTCCGCCGACAATCACGTTGTAGCCGTCGTCTGAGTTCGCAAGACCGACGGCCGTGTGCTCGCTCACGGCGAGCGTGTCCAGGAAGGCGATCGCGTTCCTGCCGCCCGCTGCGGCAGCATCGATTTTTGGCATGACTTCCTCTAGAAAAAACCGCCTTGCAGGCGGCTATTCGGCACCTTTACGTGCCGTACATCGGAGATGTGCAACTCACCCCAATGATCAGATCTTCGGTTGCGGTACAGAAGATTGGACGTAGGCTGGCTGCGTACTGAACCACGTCGAATAACGAGGATCACTGATCGTTGTTTCCACTACCGTGAAAACACTGTCATCTGCTTGCGGGCCCGAGAACCAAGCATTGAATGCACCCGTCTCTTTATCAATACCCATGAAAACGGTGGTCATTTTTAGCTCTTCCTAGAATTGATACGACGTAGTGAAAATGTTCTGGGAAACAGTTCCGCCAGATGACGTCGACGTATAAAACAGTGTCTGCGGAGAGACCACGGCGCACCCAAATGCAGTGGTTGAACCGACTCCGGGTTGCGGCAAGATTCCGCTACACCAGGTTTCCCCTGAGCCGTTAGCGTCGCTTCCAACCCAGAAGCCGAAGCTCGCATTTGCCGTGCTGTTGGACACCCCCAAAAAGCCCCCGATCCACTTGGCGTTCTTGGGGATATCCGCAATCGTCACAGACGAATAACCAGCCGACACAACTGCCGTAGAAATCGACTGTCTCCGGGGGATTGAGACGGTCCGCCCTTTAATATTGAACGGTGCGAACTGCCCTGCGGCATTCGTCGGCACCACACCAACGAGCGCTGACGCTGTGAACCCTTGAGGCACAGCAGCACCGCTATAGATCTCCGGCAGCACCGCAGCGGTGGCGTTCACGATGCGGCGAAGACTCGCCCCAGTACTCGGGTTATACAGCTTGTAGAGCGCGACGAACCCCGACGCGGGCGCGCTCCCCGTATCCATGTCGGTCGTCAGATTGAACGTGTCCGAGACGTTGGACAGGCAATAGCGAAGGCCGCCTAGAGCTGATTCGAGAATAATTTCGTCTGCGGTAAAGGTCGCTGACGCTGACGCCGATGGGACATACATCTTCGCGTTGCGCGACGTGCCGACGACGCCAGAGACTTGAGACGGCTGGAGGTATCGCGCGTCAGCGGTCGTCTGACTGATCTTCTGCTGAAGCGTCTCAGTCAGGAAAGGCGCGCCAGCGTACGGAGCGATATTGCCGGCGGTGATTGATGCTTGCCCGTTCGCAACAGTCACGACCCACAGGCCAGTCCATCCGGTATCAGGCGCGGGCGCAACTTGGGTGCCCGTCGGAGCAGCAATCCCTGCCTTCGCTTGAATGCCGACAACGCCCTTGCGGAACGTGTTGCTCGTCTGGCCGCTATTGTTCGGCCCCTGCCAAGGCTGAGTCGGATTCGATGAATTGAAGAACTGAAGCACCACTGGCGCGGGATTGCCTGACGTCGGGTCCAGACTCACGTCTTGGTCCTGGTATTGCACCTGAATCAGATAGTTGATCGCCTGCCCTGCCGTGGGCGGCGGCGGGCACGACACCAGCACCGGATCAAGCGAGACACCCTGCTTGACGATCTGGTGTGTCGTGTCCGCAGGGAGTGTCCCGTAGGCCGTCGCTTCCAGCGGCGCGAGTGCGTAGACTTCCCCCGGGCCCATGTTCACCTGAAGCGAAGCCGGCGAAGTTGGCGTGCAAGCAAGGCCGTTCGCCAGCGGTGAGGTGCCAAGTACAGCGGCTGTTAGCTTGCCAAGCGCCACCATGTTGTCCTGCGCCGGTTTCGTGAAAAACCACTCGTAGATGGACTGACCGATCTGGGTAATGACACGGTTCAAGGATTACCCCCGAAATGAAATAGGCCGCACATGGCGGCCTTCGGAATGGAAAATGAAATCAGACTTTCAGCGGATCGCCACCCACATGACGGTTCCGACGGGTTTCACAGCGTCGACTGCTGCGTAGATATCAGCGTCCGACGCGACGGATTGGGTATAGGTGCGGGAGTTGGTGTACGACGCAGCAAGCGGCGTTTTCAGCGCTGACCGTGACGGTGCATTGCAGTAAGCCGCACCGGCGCTTCCGCCAGACGTCACAGGTCGAAACGCCGTGATCATGGCCGTGTAGGGAACCGCCATCGATCCCATGCGCGCGACGCCGCAATAGCCTGCCGATGTGGGCGAATTGAGCGCGCCGATATCCATCGGCCGGTTTGGCTCAAAAATAACGGGCGCTCGGCCCGTGACATCCTTCAGCACCTGCGTCATCGCGGGGCGCGTGCCCTTTCCACGAAACAGGTTGATGATGATCCGGATACGAAACGAATCGTCCGACTGCCCTGGTGCGCGTAACAGCGCCTCTCCGAAAAAATCCCACGCGATCATGTCGAGCCACCCGTCGGTGGCCGTGGCAATGCGCGTTTGCAGCTTGGCGTAGGCCCACAGCGAGTAGGCAAAGCTAAGCGCGTATGCCACGCCATTCAGCACCGCGTCGAGGATCAGGGCGACGCCAGGGAACCAAGCCGTTGGCAGCAGCGCGCGAACGCGCTGGAACATGTCCTGTTGATCGCCGGTCATCACGTCACCTGAACCGTTCCAGCCTTGATGGTCTGCTGCGACGTCGCAGCCAGATCGGACGCGCCGCCGTTAAGCGTCACGCCCGTGACGTTCGTTACGCCATCGGACGCCGCGTACGCAAGCTGCGCGAGGCGCGTATAGCTCAGCGAAGTTCCTAGCCCCAACGAGTTGATGTAGTTCTGAATAGCGGCTTTCACAAGCGCCGTCGTTGCCGAGTGGTCATATCCAACCGCTGTCGTTATCACCATGGCGACATTTGCGATCACGGTGTTCGGTGCATACACGCCATACGTCACGGTCAGCGGCCGCACTTCTTCGATAGCGTTGGCGGCTGATGCCAATAGCGTGCTCGAAGGCGCGCCTGTACCGTCATCGACAATCACGTAGAAAAACCCTGGCTGTGACAGCCCGCTGCGTTGCTGGTTTTCAGTAATCGTAGCGCTTACGTTCTGCTGCAGGGATAGCACTGCGTATAGCACCGCCGCCCTCGTGGCCTTAGAAAGACTGTTGATGTACGCAATGAAACGGGTGCGCAATGCAGCGTCCAACTCAGCGTCAGCGCCATTGAGGAATGCCGCGCCATTGCTGACAGTATCAATACCTGGCATGCCCTGTGTGATCGTGTTTACAGCACCGGCCACCACGTTTCCAGCCGCTCCTGGCGCCTGCGCAAGCACCGGCACGGTGACAGACATCGTTCCGGCAGGCAGCATGTAGGCGTTTTGCGCGGGGTCATATGCTGGATTCGTGGCGTCGACAGTTACGATAAACGTCTGCGTACCGTCACGAGTCTGCGGCGTCGCCCCGACGGGCACTAAGGCGGGAAGCGCCGGCGTAAATCGCGCGTACGTCACAAAGCCGCTTGCCGCAACTGCCGGTATACGCGTAACGCCGAAGTCTGCCATCCATGTGTCGAGGTCGGCGCCGCTCGAGGTTGCTGCCCGAGTGACCACCAACAACTGAAGGATGAGCGATTGCAGCCAAAGGGCAACCGACGCAGTGGCTTCGACAACCGCGCGAAGGGTCGAACCGATCGTAAGGTCGACTAAAGCGCTCGCGCCCCCCTGAATGGCGGTCACCTGCTCGCGCACCAGCGTCACGAAGTCTTTCGTGGAAATGGTCATTGATTCACGTTGAAACTGAGGGTGGCGGGCTGACCGGTCTGCCTGTCGGTGTATCGAATCGACACGCTCACACCATTCGCGATAGGTTGCACGTCTATCACGGGCGCTGGCTGACGAGTGACCGCAGCTTCTCGAAGGATCTGGCCGCGAATCTTGGCCCGGATACGGCCGACATCCACCGTTCGCCCTACTTCGCGCGGCAGACCGGCGCCGTAGTCCAAATGGAAGATGTAATCGCCGGGTTCGGCCGGCGTCCCACCGACGGAAGGCCCGCGCGGGTTGGTCATCAGCCTGCGCAGAATGCGCTGCTGAGTCAGGTTTGCGCCGTCGACAGGCAACAGATCCCCGGAGGCTGAGACCATCAGGTCCGAGCCCCACATGTGGTTCAGATCGCTCATTAGGAAGCCTTGACGGTCGACGTCATATGCGACGAGTCCATTTTCTGGTTCGGTACGCCAGTAATGGATCCGGTCTCAGGATGAGTGTGCGTGTTGAACAGCGCCATGAACGCCGAAGTGATGATCGACAACACAGACTGGCCGGCCGCGCCGAGGTTGATGGCGGGTGCAATAACGTTCGCCTGGCCACCCGCCTGCACATTCACGTTTCCGGTCGCCTGAATCATGACGGTCGGCGCGGTAACGTCTACCTCGATCTGACTGTTGATCGCGACCTTCCCGTCGTTCGTCATCTTCATGAACGCGCCGGATTTGTGCACCATCCAATATTCGCCCGACGGAACCGGCATCGCCCGATCAACGTCGTTGAAGAAGCAAGCAACGGCCTTCGGCGCTTCCGCGTTGCCGAGAATGAAGTCAACCTGCACAGCATCGCCGATCGAGGGTGCAAATACTACGCCCCACCCTGCCCCTACCGCCGCCGCAGCGAGTTGAATCCAGCCGGTTTCCGTCTCTTCCGGTTGCAAAAGCACTTTTACCGCGTGCGCGCTCGGGTCGTAACCGCTTATCGTGCCGTCGCGCGTCTGCGATCGCATGTCCGAGTTCAACTGAGCCATGCCGCGCATCGCGTTGGCCAAAGCGTGCGGATTCATAGCGTCACCGTGGAGTCAGGGGCGTGGTTCTTCGCGTTCAGCGACATCACGAAACCCTCGGACATGCTCAAACGGCGCACAATGCTGTCGGGAAAATAGCGCTGGTCCCATGCGGTACCGGTGCCTGCCACCTCAATCATGGCCTTGATGTTCAGGATCGAGTCCGCCGGCATGCGTGGCACCGACAGCTTCATCTCGTGTGCGACAAGCTCGGCGTAGATTGTCTGTGCACGTTGAAGTGCCTGCTCTTGAGTCAGACCCGGGATCGTATAGCTGTAAATCTGCGCGCCGCCGAACGGCTTGGCTTTACCGGCCTGAGTCGTCTTGGCTTTGCTGGGGTACGACACCGTGAAGCCCTTCTTTTGCTTGGCGTTCCACGTCCGCACGACCACCTGAATTCCTCGCGAAACCGTCAGGGACCGCGTGAACTTCATTTCGATCACGTTGGCCGTGGGACATCCGCGCGACTCGTCTGGTGGCGTCCACTGGATGAGATACGGCGACGCGCTTGGGTCAGTCTTGGGCTCGAAATGCAGTTCGCGGCCAGAGACATACACGACGAAACCTTCCAGGTGCGCAAGGTAGGTCAGGATGTCCCATTCACTTCGTTGATCCGACATGTTGACGTGGTCGATCTCGTAGTACTTACCGACCTTGGACGTCGTGGGCGTGACGACAGGCGTCAGACCGTGACGCGCGGCCAACTGAGTGGCTATGGCCGAGGCGGTCAGGTTCGGCCACTTTTCAGTGGTCTTCGCGTCGATAAAAGCGGACGTCAGATCCCGCCCCACCAGTTCGATGGTGCCCGCAACGATATCGAAATCGATGTCGTCCACACGCCCGTACAACAGGCTTTCGAGATCCGTCAGCGCGTACTTTTCAGGGTCATTCACATAGCCGCCGAACAATTCCACAAACATGTCTTCCTGCTGGGAAAACCACAACGTGTCGCGGTCTGAAGGCAGGATGTCGGCGACAAACGTCACCCGAAACGTATCCGCCGAGTAAAAGCTGTTCGACTCGGCTTCCCAACTCACCCATCCGGTAATCAGGGTGTCATTAAGCTTCACGGCGCCGCGCGGCCAGCTTGCCACCGGCGCCAGCGGCACCGGATTTAGGCTACGCATTGAAAACGCCCCCCGTAGGAACGTTATACGGCGGGATCTTTACCGCGCTCACACCCATCAGCGTCGGGTCTGTGATGCCATTCGCCGCAGCGATCGTCGTCCAACCCATTGCGTCGCCGTACTCATTGGCCGCCACGCGATACAGATTGCCGCCGGCCAGCGCGACGCTCTTCGCGCCCGCGTTGACCGTCCCGAGATTCTTTCCGAGACGCCCTGCCACGGTGTTGAGCTGCACAAGCACCGGCAACTGAGTGGCGGCGGTTACTTGGCGGGTCATACGCATGATGTTCTGTGACACTGGGTTGTTCGGCAGGATGCCGCCCAGCGTGGTGACATTTAGCAGTGTGTTGTTCGCCGAGGCGATCAGCGTCTGTACACGGGAGCGCACTGCGTTGAGCGGCTGCAACACGCCATTGATGGTGCTTTGCGCTGCCTTCGCAATGCTCGAAACGGCGCTGATTGCCGAATTCAAGCCGCCGACGAGAGACGAGAGTGGCCCGTCACCGATCAGGTCACTAAGTCCGTTAATCGTCAGCATGTCATCGTTCACCAAGTCGTCGACGCCTGTGTCAGGCACGTCTCGCACCGAGCGCGTCAGATCCTCGACGACCTCGCAACTGATGCGGTACGGCAGTTGATACTGGCGCTCGAAGTCCGCGACGAACTCGCGGATCACGACGAGGTAGTACAGCTCGGACCAGATCAGCTCAAGTTCCTGCCCTGACTCCTTTAGCGTCTTTAGGTACAGCGCGCGCTCGAGTGCCATCGATCCGAAAAGCAGCCCCGACCACGCCAGAGGCATAGGGTCGTCGCCCATTGCCTGCACATGACGCACGCCGCCAACCATTTTGTGCACGACGAGCGCCTGCTGTCCGCCAAACGGAATTTGCTCAGGAACTTCGGTGCGCGCGAACGCAAAGTCGCCGAGCGTGAGAACGGTATCAGGTGTCATTTTGCGTAGTTCATACCTACAGGCGGCAGCCCGAGGCCGACGTCGTACATGCCCGAACCGAGCGGCCGGGAAACTTCTCGAGCCTGAATGGCGGAAGTGCTCGATGCGATCTCGCGTCGGCCGCTTTCGGTCAGATACAGGCTTGCCTTGAATGGCCGTTGCGATTGGTCCCGCGTAGCAATATGACGGCTTTCGTAACGGACAGTGGTATCAGTCTGCCCGGAACCGGACGGCGTCCCTGGCGTTGCGGGCGACGTCGACTCCTTGTCGTCACCGCCGAATGGCAATAGCGACTTGACCCATTTCCATTTCGAGACGATCCAATCGGCGACGGCGCCCAAAGACGATCTGACCGTTTCCCATGCGGCCGTCAGCTTCGGTCCTATCTCGTCCCAGTTTTTCCACAGGATATATGCGGCAACAGCGATGCCGGTAAGCACCAGCCCGATGGGATTGAGCAGCAACGCCCGGCCAGCTATAAGTAGCACGCGGCCAAGCCATAGAAGCCCTGTGCCGATAATGCCGAAGAACCGCCCGATGATCGGGCCGAGTCCGAGGAACTTGATGATGCCGGCCGTCATAAGTACTCGCCCTAGCACCGATAGGCCAACCGCTAGACCGGCGAAGCCGAAAGCTATGGTCTTGGTCGCCCCGCCATTGCGCTGCATCCACTGCGAGATACCATCAAGCGAATCCGCGAACTTGATCATGTATGGGATCAAGCGCGGCAGCACCTCGTAGCCAAGGCGTGCCTGCACGTTTTCCCACTGCTTGTGCATCGAGTCAGATGCGAGTTGCGGATTTGTCTTGAGCAGTTTCTGATACGTGTCCATGCTGTTGCCTTCGGACTCGACCAGTTTGCGATCCCGCTCGAACTGAGCCGCCTTCTTGATCAACGTCGACACACCGAACTCGGCGTTGCGGTCGCCGAAAAGCATCGCTGTCGCGGTGTCAAAGCCGACTTTGCGCGTCTTCATCAGCTTTTCGATCGCCGGGCGTGCAATCGTGTTTGCCCACTCGAACGGGTTCGATAGGAAAATTTCTGTGCCAATGACCGAGCCAGGTTTGATGTGGCGATTCCCCGCCCCACCCCGCCCGATGCCGTTCTGGTTGACTAGCCCTGCGTCAAGCCAGTTGCCGATCATCTTCTCGGGGATACGGCCACCGGCAATCGCACGACGCATGGTTTCAAGGATCGTCCCGGCCGATTGCGCGCCACCGCTGCCCGTCTTGACTTCCTGCATCAGCGTCGGCAGATACTTGTAGACGAAATCGTCGTCAAGGCGCATGCCCGACGTTTTGGCCGTCTTGAGCGCCATGTGGTAATCGTGCACGTTCAGCGTGCCGCCGAACGCCATCAGCGTGCGGGCCATCATGTCCGCATTACGCTGCATGGTTTCCATGCTCATCACGCCGGTGTTTCGCAGTTCGATGGCTTTGACCATATCGAAAGCGACATGCTCTTGTGGCTTGCCACTCAATGCTTCCATGACACCGCGCGTTCGCTGCACCACGGGAAGGATGCCGTACGCCTCATGCATATGCTCGGTGCCAAACACAGACCGCAACTCACGAATTGCAGCGAGGTTTTCCGCTGCGCTGCTCGTGAGCACGTCCTTTGAGGTCTTCCACGCGGCGCCGGTTGCTTCCGCAATATCCTTTTGCGACATCCCCGATGCTCCCATCAGAGAAAGCTGTCGCGTATACTCCTTCGACACCTCAAGAGTCTTGCCAAGCGAACCGAGCATGCCGTCGCCGATTTTCATCGCGGCAAAGCCTGCACCGGCGAGCTTCAGCGCGTTGAGCTGCTTTTCAAGCTGGACTGCCTGCCCGTGCGTCTTAAGGATGTCCTTACCCAACAACGCCAGCCCCTGCGTGGCTAGGTTGATCAGCCGAACGCGGATGCCAATCGAATAGGCTTCAAACATGGGAAAGATTCTCTATCGGATGCAGGAATGGGCGGCTGACCGGTTCAGCTTCGTCCAGTATCCAAAGATCCGCCGTGCGAAAGTGGAACGAGAGTCTGGCTCGTGGGCTGGCACGCTGCTGAAATGGCTCGTCTTCACCATACTGATGTGGTGGCTGTGGGCGCCGGTGGTGCTGGTGGTGGGTTTCTTCGTGCTCGCTAGTCTCGGGAGTCAGCCCTCGTAGGTCTTCGCCAACGCACCAGCCATCACGTCCCCACCGAGCAGCCCGCTTACGGCGGCGCCTGCGACAATCTGCTCAATCTCTATTTTCGATTCCACCGCGGAAGGGCCGAGCACCGGTCGCGGCGGGATCTTGTCCGTGCCCAGCTCCTGCCATGCCATCCGCTCATCTGGCGAGCCGATAATGGCTTCCAGATGCGAGACCTGGTGCTGCACTGAGTCCCGCAGGCTGCCTGAGCGCAGAAGTGGATCGTCGGGCGCGAAGCCGAGAGCAACGCGGTCAGCCCTCGTCGATTCGGCGAGGGCTGACCAAGCGGGGAAGGGGCCGACGCCGGTCTGGTAATCGCCAAACTTTGCTTCCGCCCGCTTCTCGATCACGACGGCGACCTTCTTCAGTCCCCGGTGCAGGCTGCGGTCCACTGCCGTAGCAATTGTTGAAAGATGCACAGCGAACGACATCAGGTCGCCAAATTCCTTCATCACGCCCTCGACTTCTCGAATTCCATCGTCCGGAAATTGAATACGTGCCCTTCCATCTCGCTGAAAATGATGGACCAGCCCGCACGCGTGGCATCGTCCACGCTAAACGCGATATCGAAGGGCACGCCGTTCTTCACGAGCCAAAGCGCCTCACGGATCGGCGTGGCCCTCACTATTTTTTTAGCGCGTCGCGGTCAGCCTCCGGATCATGGCGAGCGAAGTTCGCCTGCACACCGAGCATGACAGCCTCGACGCCAGCATCGTCCAGACGCTGGATCAGCGCCTCTACCTCTCCCTTGGTGCGCAACGGCGGGACTGCGTCCCCATTGATTGCACCCACGAACAACAGCGGCATGACCATGCCCATGTAGGCCTCATTCTTCGCCGAGTCCCCCAACGCCTCGATGAGGCGGTATTGAGCGAGAATGCCGGGTTTTCGCAGCAACAGCGTGCGCCCAATGGCATCCTGCACCGAGTGCTCGGCCATGGCCGCCTTCACAATTTCATCGCTCGGCGTACCTGCGTTCACAGTGAGCTTTGCCATATCACGACACCTTTACGCGGCGCGAGGCCACAAATGAGACTTTCTGTTTCACCGTGTCGTCGCCGGACCAGTCGCCTGCGTCGTCGTATTTCAGCAGCACGCCGAGGAAGCGAAATTGCGAGACGGCGCCCGACACCTCGGTAATGGTTTCGGTGATGGTGCCGCCCTGCTCATCCACCCCGGAGTAGTAGTTGTCTTCCGCCTGGGCGAAGAAGTTGTCGAGTTCCGGCCCTTGGCGCTCGACGTCGAACGTACCGGACCAGCCATCCGGGAAACGCACATGGCGCGTGATCCCGTCCAGTCCCTTAACTTTCTTGTCGGTGATGTCCTGCTTGGCGGTAAATTTGGTAATCAGGCCGAAATTCAAAGGACCGGTCGATGTGTTGATGTCGACCGACACGTCGCGGCCGACGTTAAAGCCATTCACTGGCATGGCGTGCTCCGAAATGAGTTAGGCCCGCGCTCGGCGGGCCAAAAGCGAAAGCCCGGCTCGGGGCCGGTTTAGTGGGCTACCACCTCGGATCTGAAATCCACGTGGCCAAACCCTGCGGAAGAGGTGTGACAAATGGTCTTTACGCAGGCTGCGTGCTCTGGCGCGTGACTGTGACCGACTGTCCGCCTTCGAGGTTGACGATGAACTTCTCGACAACCCCGAGATATCGCACCTTCACGTCCGCCTGCAGGTAACCAAGGGCGATGCGATTCGGCGTGTTGTTCTTGCTGTCACACTGCACCGAGTAGTCGTCGATCATCCCGATGTTGTCGCCGTCACCCTTCATGGTTTCGAGCCACGAACTGATGGTCGACCCTGCCTGGCGCTTCAGCGGATCGTTATCGCGCGTCGACTGCAACTTCCCGACGAAAATGCCCATCGCGCTATTCAGCGTGTACGCGAGGTAGTTCGTCATCCGGGTGTAGTTGTCACCGTTCGTAACGGGATTGCTACTCGCGTTATGGCCGATGCGCGCGCCGAACGAGTTGCCTGCCGGAATCGGATTGGTGATGACGTCGATGCCGGCCTGAGCGAGGGCCTGCAATTCGGCGCTCGAGTACACCTGGTTCTGCATCGACTTCTGAGTGCCGACAATGCCGTACAGCGGCTTATTCAAGCTCGACTGCTCAGGCGACAGGTTCGCTTGACGACCAGCACTGAAGCCTTGCGGCGACACCAGCCGGATAACGTTGTTGACCGTGTCCTGCCAGTAGATCCAGTCGCCGTGCAGCAGCTTGAACGCGTAGGTGTCGATGCCCGCGCTGGCCTTGGTGGCTACCGCGTTGGAGATGGAGTCACCGACCGGGCCGACGCCAAACATGTAGATGCCCTCAGATAGCCCGAACGCCACCTGCGTCGTCCAGCTCGTCGAGTCGTCGCAATCCGCGAGCAACGCGAGGCTGGTGAACGTGTTGCGGAGCGCGTACATGCCCTTGCGCGGCACCGTGTCGACGCCGAGAAGAGTGGCGCTCGTGATCGTGGTCGCGCCGTCGGTACCGCCCGAAAGAGTCGTCGATCCGGCCGTCGGTGCCGTCGTACCGGTACCGGCCGTTGCTACGATGAATTGCGACGGGCCGCGCAGGCCCGATTGGCCCGAGTTGATGGCAGCGGCGATATTCGCCCACAGCGCCGCACCGGTGCCTGTGATGTTGTCGAACACCTCGGGTACCTGACCCGGCATGGCCACTACTGCGCGCCAAGAGTTCGCAGCCGACCCGGTGCCCAGCGTCACCACAAGGCTGTTGCCGAGCGAGCCGGTGTATTTCGCAGTGAACGTGATGCTCGTCGGCGACGTACCGATCGACGCGCTGGCCGCAACATCGGTGCCATCGGTCACGCGCACGCATCGGAAGTTGTTGGCACCCTGCAGCGTGGCCACGGCCACCTGCGTGCCCATGTCATATTTACGCGCCATTACGGCGCCGAAGCTCTGCGCATAACCAGCCATGTCGCCAACGATGGTCGGCGAGTTCACGGGGCCCCACTGAGCCGTCCCGACGATGCCGAGAATGTTGGTCGGCAGGCCGTTGATGAGCGTGTTGCGCGGCGAAAGGATCTGGACGTAGACGTCCGGGACGATCAGCGCGGTGGTATTCAGCGCGCCTTCTTGAGAAACCGGCATTTGTGCCTCCGGAAACGAAAAAACCGCCCGGAGGCGGTCTGCGAATGCTGTTTGTAAAGCGACTTATTTGCCGGGCTTCGGCTTGCTAACGCCGGCCTCTTCCTGCGCCGCAACCTTCACCACATACGCTGCCTGTTCCGATTCGAGAATGGCCGCAACCTTGTCGGCATCGGTGATCTGGTCACCCTTCTGGTAGCTGCCAAAGGCGTGCAAAACAACGAGATTCATGAGTGCCTCACGAAATGTGAATGCCCAGCGCGTCGACGCCGCCGGTAATGAACGCCTGCGGCGCGACAACGCCGAAAGCGTTGTCAATCTGGGTGGTTGAATAGTCGATGCCGTAGATCACATCGCGGCGGTAGATGCGCTGCTTTTGCTGCGAATCGTCCTGTCGGCTGCTCTGGTAATGGAAAATCGCCTGCGAGCCATCCGGCAACGAGGCGCGCACGAGCGGGCCGAGCGCCTGGTCGATTGCCATGCCCAGCCGATCCCGGACGTCAAAGCAGTTGCCCCAAGCCGTGATCTGAAAGCCTTTGCGCTGCCGCCGCAGTTCTCGAATGATCCTGCCGGCTGTACCTACGCGAGCTTCGATCGCGTGCGCACCCGGAATGGTGAAAGCGGAACCAGCCGATGTCGCCGGGCGATCCGCGCTGATTGCGGTGGCTAACGCCGTCGCTATCCCTGCCAACGTGTCGGATGCCTGGACGCCATAGACGTACGGCTTGCCGTCAACGAATGCCGCGACGTTCTGGGGCAATGACACTGTGCCCCCCAGCGTCACGGTGGAATCGCTTACGGCTACCGTCACGGTAGGTTCTGTGATCGATTGCAGTTCCCATTCCCGGACCGTTGTGCGAAGCACTGTTTCGGTCGGCAGCGGGTACACGGACACATATCCGATGTTGCTGGAGAAGTCTTCGCGCATCACCTCGGGCTGCGGCCAGCCGGGGAATACCTTGACGGCACACCCAGCGATGGGCGAGATAGGATTCGCCGTGCCATTCGGGTACAGGTACGCGGCAACCTGCGCCACGATCAGGTTGCTGACGTCTGAGAGATCGGCCATTACGCGTGCAATTCCGTGGTGGTCAGTCGCCAGCCCATGTCGGTCAACTCAGCCCCTTGTACGACGTATCGTCGGCCGAGGTTGCAGGACAACGTGTCGGATGCCTGGAAGACGACCGCTAGCGGAACAGATTTCGGCAGCAGGATTCGCCAGCCGATTTGCTGTGACGAGGACGGCAGGCCGCTGATGGACTTCTCCCGCTGGCCGAACAACAAGATCGACGCCGGCCAGCCTGCGCCCGTCGCGTCGCCGATAAGATAATCGTCGCCGCCCGCGCCGGGCTCACCGCATGGTCCGCCGTAGCCGACCATGCCGACGCCGGACTGCGAAGCGACGCGCGACGCGCGAACGACCCCATTGCACTCGACGCACTGAATCGGCAGGTGCAACTGCTGGCTGGCGATGAAATAGGTCCCGCGCGGCCCAACGAGATAGTCACCGGCTTGCGTCAGCCGGCCATCGAACAGACCGTACCAAACCGGATCGCCGTAGCGATTCGGCTTGCCGTAGGACATGTCCTCGGCGTTGAACGCCGCGAGCAGGTTACCGGTCTGCGTGGCAAGTGGATTCACAGCGCTGGCCGGACGGAACTGCGCGTAGCTTAGTCCGAGCCGCTTCGCCGCCTGCGCGTAGCCCGCGTAGATGCGGTTCTGAAGAGTGATCGCGTCCATCGTGAGTGTTCAAGCGCGACCAAGTGCGACCGTCGAGCCGCCCGGGCCCAGCATCGGGCCCGGCGCGATGCCGATGAAGCCACACATCCGTCGGCGCCAGGTGTCGAACAGCGCAAGGCGGTCGCGGACCTCGTATGCGTTGTGCTTCCACACCGCCGCCTGCGCCGTATCCAGGTTGTCGCTGGCATCCGTGACTGCTGTTTCGAGTTTCGCTAGCATCACAAGATAAGTCGTGACCAGCACGCTTTCCTCTTCTGGCCGAAGGTTCGTCAGCCGGTGATTAAGCGTCTGCCAAATTCCCGGCGACACCCAGCCGTATGCCAGATCACGCGAGTCATCGACCTGCGTGTCGGCCAACAGCGGGTAGCCGGCGTGGCGCCGCACATCAGCCAACTGCTGAGCCGTCAGCATTTAGGCCTCCGTCCAGCCGCCTGGGCGATAGTTGTCCACCTCATCCGGGTGCACCTGCGCTTCGTGCGGCTCCGGGTAGCCTTCCACGTCGCGAATCATCTTCACGAGCGTCGGGCCGTCGTCGTCACCATAGCCCTTCGGCGCGGCGGCAGTAGCATCGAGCGTCGTGAGAATCTTGGCCTTCTCTTCGTCGCCAAGCGCGGCGAATTGCTCTTCGGTCAAGCCTGCAACAGCCAGCGTCTTCGCACGCGCCTCTGCGGCGACCTTTTCGGCCTTCTGGGCCTTCGTCAAACCAGCCATTTCGGTATCTCCTGCTGTCGGGAAAGCCGGGGCGAAAGCCCCGGCATCGGAACGCTCTCGCGCGGCGAGTTAGCCGAGCAGGAGGCCTGTGTGGGCGGGTTTGATGTTCGCCTTACCCCACGCGAGCGACACCTCGTATCGCACACGGCGGTACTGCGGATACATCGCGACTTCGAAGGTCAAGCTGGTGCGCGGATCAGTGATCAGAATGCGATCGGAAGCCATATCGCCCTCTTCCGGGAGCGCTGGGGCACGTGTGGCAAGCACGATCGCCGACCGGCTGAACCCCATGTTGCACGTAGCGGCTGCGGCGAGTGTCACAGTTGCCCCGGTCGACGCGGCTTGCATCAGACCCGGCGCATTGATCGTGAGCGCGCCACCGGCCAGTGCGGAAGCCACGACATACTTTCGAGGGTCGCCGCTGAAGGTGACCACGTCACCGGCCAGAATCGTGCCAGTTCCCGTCTGAACGTTGATCGTGGTGGCACCCTTCGAATGCGCGCCGTTCAGCACGTAGCTGGTACCGGTGCCAGCAGCCGCACGCGTCGCTACGCCGGCCGACTCACGCATCGTGAATCCGTGCAGCTCAAGCAGCGTGCCCTGCTCACGCAGTTCCTTAGTGCCGGCCTCGTTCGCCTTGGTCAGTTGCGCCAGCGTCCGGATGTTGGCACCCGCCGTGGTGTCAACCACACACTGCATATCGCTCATGGGCGCGCCGTTGTCCGCGAGGATCTTGCGCAGTTGTGCGGTGTCGCCGAGGTTGGTAGCGAACGGCGTGGTACCCGCGATGCCAGTGGCGCGAGAAGCGCCGACGAACAGACTGCCGATGTCGACCTCGATTTCATTCACCAGCGTGCGCATGGCTTGCGCGATCTGATCACGGCGAATGGTCTTGTAGCCCGGGCCAGTGTTCACGCCCTTCTGCTCTTCGCCCGTCCAGCGGAACGGCACCGTGCGCGACTTCGTGATCGAAAACGGCGTGTTCCCGATGTTCTGGTCGCCGTCGTCCGGCGGCAGTTGACCCGGCGTCACGTCTTCGGCTGCTGCGGCGGGGGTGATCGGAATGCGGATCGCCTGGTTGAGGGCCGCACGCTCGGCGCTTGCATTGAGCGTGACCGACGGGATGAAGCCCGACAATTCGCGCGACACGACGTCAAGTGCCTCGTAGAGGTCTGGCACGAGTGCGGTCAGGGTGTTGGCACCCAGCACCGTGCCGCCCGTCGGCTTCAACGCCATGCCGTGGAACCAGTCCATGGCTTTCGAAGCGACCTTCGCCATGGTCGCGATCGGGTAGGCCGCAACTGCAAGTGCGATGGCGACCAGCGCCGTCTGGCGCAGATTGGAAAGGGAACGCTTCATCTGGATGAGCCTCTTCTAACAAAAATGGCCGCGCTAGGCGGCCTACAGTTGGTATTCGGACTGGTCAGTCCGCAATCGTTACGTTCGCGTCGCGCGCCGCGGCGGCCTGCTCGGCCGGCGCCAGGCCCTCGAATTGCGAACGCGTGATCGTGCGCTTGCCACCACCGCCGCCGTTCCCGCCCCCGCTCGCGCCGCCGCCACTGGCACCCGAGCCCTTCAGGATGCTGTCGCGTTGCGGGTGCCCGTCGATCAGGATCGACAGCGCTTCCTCGAAGTCGGCCGGTTCGCCGTGGCGCGTGCGACTGAACAGTTGATTCCCATTCGAGTCTTTCGCCACGATCTTCCCGTCCTCGATCGTGAAATGCTTGCCGAACGACGCTTGAACGAAGTCAGCCGGGATCGCGACCTTTTCACCGATGAATTTCGAGCGAGCGAAAGCGCCGCCGATCTTCTCGTCGAAAAGTGCCGTCTTCAGCGAATCGCGTTCCTTCACGATCGGTTCGAACTCGGCACGGACCGATGCGATCGCCTGATCCTTCACCTTCTGAACTTCGCCGGCATCCACCAGCTTCTTGTCGTTCAGGTTCTTGATCGTTTCCAGCGCCGCGATGGCCGCTGCGGGATCACTGATGCCCTCGAACGTCTTGAGAGCGCCTTCCGCCTTCTCGGCCCGCTCGCGGTGGCTCTTGGCCTCGCCGTTGAGCCGGGAAATGTTGCCGACGGTGGCATCGGCGTCGAACGGGGCTTCGCCGCCGCCGGCGCTGATGAATACCGGCAGCTTCTGGCCGTTGACGTCTTGCGTGACAATGTTCCCTTCGGCGTCGTACTTGAATGGCATGGTGGCTTTCCTCGGGCATCCGCCCTTGATTCCGTGCGGCATCCGCCGCGTTGCGCCCTCGGCATCCGCCGGATAGGCAAAGAAAAAAGGCCCCGGGCGTGATGCCAGGGGCCGTCGGTAAATCGTGCGGCGCGGTCGCTCAGTCCTGAACGATCGGCGCTGCAGGCCGTTTGAAATTTGCAGCGATGCGCAACTTCTCAGCTTCCCAGTCAAGTTCAGGGCTGATCACGCCGCGTCGCTGCCCCTCACGGAAGAGCGATTCGTCTGAGAACGTGCCGTCGATGTTCATGTCACGCAACAGCTCAAGCGACGCCTGTGCAAGCGTGGCCGCGCCGAATTCCTTGTAGATCGTGACGTGACCGCCCTGCTTCTCACCGACCCAGTCGGCCATGAGTTGCAGCGCCGCGTCTAGCGCATCTTCCTCGTCGTGCGCGATGCGCTGCAAGGCGCACATTCCCTGCTCGTTGTCAGCGAGGGTCTGACTCTCTGTGATGTTGCCCGGCTTGATGACCAGCAGTTCCGCGCCCGCTTGGCGCATCCGGTCTTCGAGATCCAGAAGCGACAGGCGCCCGGCTTCGATGGCTTTGCCGGTGTGCTCGACGAACTTCATGTCAGCGTCGGGGCCGTCCGCCTTAATCGCGGTCGATGCGCCAACAACGATCTGCGCATCGCCGAGGTTCTTGGCGAACAAGATAGGCACACGTGCGACGTGCAGGATGGTCTGCTGATCGCTCTTCGACTGCCAGTGTTCGACGTTCGCGTGCGCCAGTTCCATCAGGGGAGGAACGGCGGTCATAAAGCCCGTGCGCTTGCCGTACACCGGCACAAACGGGATGCGCTTCAATGTCGTTGTGCCGGACTGGTGAATCACCCAGACCTTCTTCCCGTCAGAGTCGACCTTTTCGGACTCGCGCCAGGTTTCCCACTTCCCGATGTACAGAACTCGCACCTGTTCTATCTGCTTTTCGCCGAATCGGCCGTCGTCAACCGTCACGCGCTCGAGCAAGCGTAATTGCGTGAGCGTTTCAACACCGTTGATGCGCGTCGAACGCCACCCGAGGATGTCGCATCTGCGGATGTGCACGAAGTACGGTCGCAAACCCGCCCGCCGCTCGTCCGCGACCGTCTTCACCCCTTTTTCCTTCGTCGGGTAATCGACCAGGATGCCGGCCATGCCTTCGGCAAGCACCGCGTCAGCAAGCGCCGCCGCGTAGCTGTGAAGGCTTCTGCCTTGAAGGTCAATGTCTTCGGACCATTCCTTGATCCGCGTCGGGACGTCGTCGTCGAGCGTGATCGGCCGGGAAAACGGCTTCGCCGCCAGTACTTCGACCGTACGTGGAAAGGCTGGGAACAGCGTGGCGGTGTTCAAACGCGCTTTGTAGGCATCGTTTGCCTCGTTCGGCCACTGCGGCAGATAGGTCTTGCCAGCAACGCGCATCGCACGCGTACCACCCATCAGGGCGGCAATCAAGGCGAGATCCTCGGCCGCTTCGGCTACTGCGGCGGTCGGGGTTCGGACGTTGGACATGCTCAGATTCTCGTTATGCAGCCAGCGTGCTGACCGTGGCCGTGCGCTTGACGATGGGCCACTTCTTCACGAGGAAGTACCCGTTCGCGTCGTTGGGGTGGTCGTGGCCGGTTTTCTTGTCGGGCTGGCCGTCGTCACCCCAAACCTGCTGCTCGAGCGCCTCGGTGGTCACCGGGCACGCATGAGTGTTGATTCGGAAGCGGCGTTCACCGGCTGCGTTCAGGATCAGAGCGTTGTAGGCATTCACCCGATCCTTTACGGCCGGGTTCGCCGAATTCACTTCGACCTTGAAGCCGGCTTGCTTGAGAATCGACAGATCCGACTCGCTGGCGTTCTTGGTCGACGTGTTGCCGCCCGACGCGTCCGGGTAAATGACGATGCCATGCCCAAGATCGGCGAAATCCTCTTTCAGGATGCGCGCCATCGCGGGTGTATCGCGCACCTTGACGCGTTCCAGCAGGGTCATCGGCAGCCCGTCGCGCACTACGTTGATCGTCGCCGTCATATTCAGCACGTTGAAGTCCATGCCGATATGTAGCGTTTCCTTCGGCGCAATCACCGCGTCCGTATGGTTCTTCACCCGGTCGAAATCGGCGTAGATGCTGCCGCTGGCGAGGTTCACGAACTGACCGCGCAGGTAGGCAGCGATTAGTTGAGCCGGGTATGACTCGAACAACGACGGGATGTAGTCGTCCGGAAGGTTCAGCTCGTTGTCGTACGTGCTGGCCTGAATAAGCCCGTACATCTGGGCCAGCGCAGGCTTCTCGCGCACTGCCTTGACGAACTGCTGATAGACGAACTTGAAGCCCTCGGGCGTCGTCGTCACGTCGATGCCGTTCAGCAGCCCGGGCACCTTGTAGCGCATCCGGGCGATGATCTTGCGCCAGGCCGTTTGGGCCTTTTTCAGCGGCATCACGTCCAGTTCGTCGATCAGCGCGTGGCCGATCTTGAAGCCGACGATCGTTTCCGGCTTTTCCATCGAGCGGCAGATGACGGTGCCGCGATACTTGCGCCCCTCGTAGACGTGAACCTCATGGTTCGTCTGGTTGATCTTGACGGCCAACCCCATCACCGCAGCCACCTCTTCCATCGTCGGATAGAAGATGTCCCGAATCTGCGGGTAAGTCGGGGCGAAATAGCCCTGATTGATGCCGGGCCACTGCCAAAAGTGCTGGCAGATGCTGGTGCAGCCCACCCACGTCTTGCCCGAACCGAACCCAGCGACATACGCCCGGAACTTGTGCGGCATTTGCAGGAACTCGGCCTGCGGTACGTTGAGGGTCGGGTTAGGCGTTGTCATCGGCGTCATCGATGCGGCGCCGTGCGTCCTTCACCACAAAGGTGAACGAGCGCGATGCTGGCGGCTCGGGGTTCTGTTCGTCGCCTCGCTCCTTCAGTTCCAATCGCTTCAGCTCAGCGTCGAGCGACATATTCAGCATCGAGGCGCGCTGTGCCTCAAGGGAAGCAATGCGCCCCGTCAGGCGATCGATGATGCCGACGTAGTCGCGTCGCTTCGTGTGCACCTCGGCCGTCGCGACCTGCGGGCCACCGCCTTTTCGCTTGACGGCTGACTCGACCTCGAGGGTGCTGCCCTTCTCTTGTTCCTGTGCCAGAGCGCGGGCCAGTCGGATGCGCGTCAGCCGCAATTCATCGTCGATGCGGCCCAGCTCGATGCGGTCGAAATCGGCCTGCTCTTCGGGCGTCAGATACTTGCTGTACAGCGAACCGGGCTTCGCCGCATGGGTGTTCCCCTTGGCCGCCGGCTTGTTGTTCCCGCCGTGCAATTTGCAACGTTTCGCCCCCACTGAGGCGTGTCGTTTGCACGGCTGACCGTTGCGGCCTTTGGCTCCGCACAGGGCCATGCTAAGACCTCATTCATGGGGGAGTTTTCGCAATTCCCTGAAATCGACTGGATTAGTTACTCATCCGGATCGGGAAATTCAACGTCCGTCATGTCCACATCGCCGCATGCCGCGACGGCCTTCTTCCAGTCGCCCTTCACGAACACCAACACGTTCTGGTGCACCTTGCCGAGCTTGCGGCTGGTGGCGAACTGCTTGCCGGCCCGGATAGGCGCGCTGCCCAGCGCCGTCAACAGAATCGCCTCGTTGTAGAGCGTCAGCCCGGCGTCTAGGAAAGCCGTGATCGTGTCGGACACGAAATTGCGATACGCGCCGCTGCGCGCGCGGACGTCGCCCACCACAAAGCAGGCGAAGCGGTCGGGCTTCAGCAGCGCCGCCGCGCCCGCGATGACATCGCGATACGCAGCAAGGAATTCGGGGTACTTCATCGTGGACAGGTCTTCCGGCCGGTCCGAGTAGCGTTCGAGGTCCGCGTACGGCGGGCACGAAAACAGGAAGTCCGCCTCGATGCCCTTCAGGGCTTTGCCGATGTGGCGACTGTCGCCCACCTGCCACGCTGGTGCCGGATCGTCTGGCGCAATCAGGTGAAGCTGCTCGCGATTGGCGGCGACCTGCTCGTCGCGCAGTTCCATGCCGACATACTGCCGGCCGAGGCGCGCCGCGACGATGCCGCGCACACTGCCGCCGGAGAATGGGTCAATCACAGTCCCGCCTTCCGGGCAGAACCACCGGTAGGCCAGTTCACACAGCACGGGGTCAAACACGCTGGTGCGATGCTGCGCTTGCGCGCCGCGCGGGGCCTTCTGCGTCTCACTTGCGTTGCCGTACGACGGTGCGTCGCGCCCTACTTCCGATTTGATGCCTAGCGCCAGCCAGGCGTCCTTTCGGACTTGCCATGTCGTCGAGCGTGCGTCGAGCGTGCTAAAAGGGGGCACCATGAAGCGCTCTGCGAGCGAGCCCGCTTTACCGCCCGGCCCCGGATCGCCCGGTTCGGCGAACAGCTCGCGCAGTTCTGCATCGCTGAAGCCGATCACAGATAAGTCGAAGCCGTCTTCCTTCAGGTCGGCCAATTCGGCCGCCAGCAGGTCTTCGTCCCAGCCCGCGTTCAACGCCAGTTGGTTATCCGTGAGGATGTAGGCGCGCCGCTGCACCGCGTCGAGGTGCGACAGGTCTACCGTCGGCACCTCGAACGCCTTGGGGCACATGGCGATGTTCTCGCCCGCTTCCCACATTCCGGTCGCTGCCTCGATGCGGCCGTGCCCGGCGAGGATCCCGCCGTCGGCGATCAGTACAGCGTTCGTCCAGCCGAACTGGCGCAGCGACTCGCGGATCTGCTCTATCTGCGCGGCGCTGTGAGTGCGGGCATTGTTCTCATACGCGGCCAGCTCGTCCGTCGACCGGTAGACGATCGCGAGTTGAGCGGGCTTTTTCATAAACGGGAAAAATGCGCTTTAGAATCGAACCTCGCCCTGTAAGCCCGTGGCACATAACCAACAAGAGACTTAGGGACGCCAAATGGCACTCAATAAAGAGCAGATTGCAGCCCTATACGACGCGGGTATTGACGTCGTTGAGGGCAAGGAAAGACCGACGCACGCGGCAAAGCGCTTGGAGAGGGCTTTCAATATCAATGCAGGTTCGGCGGGAATCTGCATCTATGTGCTGCGCCACATGCTCGCTGGCCGCGAATACAAACGAACCCTGACGGAAGACATATATCGACACTTTCTTTCGAGCTTCGCAGAGCGTTCCGACTCGAGCCTAGAGAATGCTCTATTCGCACTCGAGGGCCACATTGCGTTCCTTCGAACCGTTAGAAAATCAGGGTGCCCCCTTGAAGTCCGCCTTCTGGACGAGTTCAAGAACCGGGTCTCGCCTCGCGCGCCAGTCAATTACCCGGACGAAATTCCACCGAACAGTTCAGGTTATGCGGAAGGATCAACGCGAACCGTAATCGTGAACCAGTACGAACGGAACCCTGAAGCGCGGCGCAAATGCCTGGAACACCATGGTTACGACTGCGTGGTCTGCGGCTTCAATTTCGTCGAGAAGTATGGTGAGCGCGGCAAAGACTACATCCACGTCCACCACCTTCGCCCGCTGTCGCAAATCGGCAAGGCGTACATAGTCGACCCGATAAATGACCTCGCTCCGGTGTGCCCAAATTGCCACGCCATGCTTCATCGGGGGCCCGAGTTGCTTGATGTGGGTGATCTCAAGAACATGCTGCGAGACTCGTAACAAATGCACGCGCCCCCACCGCTCGTTTCCCCGCAGGAGGTACGGGTGGCGACATGTGGCGCGCTGCCGGGGTTATTTCTGAAAAGGATCGGACCCTGGCCGGCTGGCCCGGGCAGCGACGCGGCGTTTTGGTCTGTGCCCTGCCGGGCGAATCAACCGATACGCGTCATGCTGCGCAAAATTTCTTTACACAACGTTGTGTATTGTGTAAAGTTACACACATGACAAGCGCAGACATCATCAAACGACTGAAAGCCGCCGGATTCACCGAAGTGTCGGTGCGCGGCAGCCACCACAAGTTTCGGCATGAGAACGGTCGAGTGGTGATCGTCCCGCACCCGAAAAAGGACATGCCGATTGGCACCGCCCGCTCGATCTTCAAGCAAGCGGGCATTGACTGGAGAAGCGAATGAAATATCCGATCTACGTGTGGCAGGAAGGCGATAGCGCCTTCGGCGCCGCGTTCCCGGATCTTCCGGGGGTGCACACCGCTGCGGATACGCTCGACGAACTTGAGCGTATGGCGCAGGAAGCCGTCGAGCTTATGTACGAGGACAGCGCAGATGCGATCCCGGCCCCGACCTACGACATCCACAAGCTGCATGCGCACGAGGTGGATGACGGTACCGGCTGCTGGATGTTCGTCGACATCGATCTGTCAAAGGTCAGCAGCAAGGCGATTCGACTGAACATCAGCCTGCCCGAGCGTCTCGTGCATCAAATCGATGCAGTGGCTGAGAAGCGGCATATGTCGCGCTCGGCGTTTCTGGCTCTCGCGGCACAGCGCGAGATGGAACACGCCTAGGTAACAATCGCCCCCTCGGCGCTCAGACCACTTATGATCAGGCGCCCATGGAACGTTACATCCTCATACGTGGCGACTCGAATCGCTCGGGCTCGTCTTCGCATTGTTCCGTCGCAGCGGCGGCCCAAAGCGTGGCTGCGCACGCTCGCGCCTCTTCGATCGTGTTGAACGGGCCTTTCGTCCCCATTCCATTCGGAAGATGCACCTCGAATACGACAGTCCCGTCGGCCAGAACCCTTGATAAAATCGCCGGTTTCCCGTTTGCGTAGCTTGCCTGCGTTGCCATACTCGCGCCCCCTGTAGTGGTGGAACGATTGTATGAGCAAAACGCGGCATCCAACCGAGTGGTATGGACAAATGTGGCTCTTGATGCAATGGCCTATGTCCAGACGGACGAAGCGGCCCGCGAAGAATCGCTGCGTGGAATGCAAAAAGCCCGCATTGAGCGGGCTTTGGGTGTACTCGCGGTGAGTATGAGCAAATCTTAGTGACTGCGTTCCAAAATCGCAAGTACTTTTTTCTTCGAAGTCCTTACGCTGCAACGGATTGCGCGTACTCGCATGTGGGACGGTTCGCGGGCGGCACAACGCCATGCAGAACGAAGCTTGATTCGAGCCGCGCGACGGCCAGATTTTCGAGTTCCGAGAAACGGCCAGCCATCCACTTCGCCGCGCGGAATGCGCTGGTCTTGGCCACCTTGTGTCGCGCGGCAATGTCTGCGATCGACACCCCTTCCCGCTTCGTGCGCGGCAGGTAGTTCCAAGCGGCCAAATCGCGCAGCAGCGCCACGGCCGTAATGCCGCTCGACTTGCGCGACCAGACAGCCAGAGCGTTGATGCCCTTCACCTTCTCCTCGTCGTGCGCGAAACGCGCCAGCACCGCCGCGTATTCCGGCGACGGCAACCGAGTGCGCGCCGCGTCCGTGATCATGGCGCACTGGGCCCGGAATTCCTCCAGCGTCAGCCTGTCCGGGTCATACTCGCCTTGAGGCCCGCGCAGTTCGTTCAGCCACGCTTCCTGTGCCTTCGTCGGCCTGTCGATGGCCTCTATGATTCGGATCAGCATGTTCCGGAACGGCGCCTTCTGGCGCGGCGGTAACGACAGGACGAGGTACGCGACGTGCAGCGCCTGCCGAGTGTCTTGAAATGCTTCGTTCATTGGCCTGTTCCCCCGTCAAAAGTGCCAATCCATCACGCCGCTTCGAGCGGCAACTGCTCAACCTGTACCCGCACGCCAGGCGTCAGGCTGTAACGCTTACTGATGCGGTACTCGACCGCTTGGGCGTCGTCATTCCAGACGATCCCGTTCATTCCGTCCTTAATCGCTTTCAGCACGTTGTCCGCATCGGGTTTCTTCGTCGCAGCGACCTTCCCGGCCACTGCCGCCGCGTGCTTCTTCTTCGACCAGCTCGCCGGAATCGCGAGTTCGATGTCGAGCCACAGCTCAACCGGCCCGTCGATCGGTGCAGAGCCGGCCATCGCCTCGCCGGCGGCCAGCTTCACGAGCGTCTCGTAGTTCACTGTCTTCTCGGGCGTGTAAGTGCGCACGAAGCCGCCCTGCCGAGCGAACTTGGGGCGTCCCTTCGCCACCGGCTGGCCGGGCACGGAGAAAACAACCCGGCGCAGAAGCCGGGTCTCGTCGAACAGATGGCGGTTTTCGGTCATGCTTTCCTCGCTGCCCATCGGGCCTTCACTTCGTTCTCAATCTGATTCACCGCGGTATCGCCCAACTGCCTACGCCACCGGTCAAGCGTCGCGCGCCGCATCTCGACCTTGGGCAACGCCATCAAGTGACGAACCCGGCAGCACGGCTTCGTGAAGTCGAGCCGACCGGCGTTCGCCTGGCAGAGCGGGCACAGATCCATGGGTCACGCCTGCGAGCCTCGCGCCGCGCCCTTCCCTGTCTCTCGCGCGTACGCGAGGACTGAATCCGGGAGCAACTTCGCCACGGCGTCGGGGCGATCCGCAATCGGGAGCAACGCCTCGCGCGTGCGCGAGAGCGAACGTTCCGAGCGACCCGGGCGTCCTGCCAGGATCGCGGCGAGGTGCGCACGGCCTGTCGCCTTGTCCGTGGTGGCTTTGCCGGGCGCAGGCAGCGACAGCGCGGCGGCGGGAACGGCCTGCAAGTTGCCCTCGTCACGCACCGCGTCGAGTGCTGCGGCGAAACGCTTCACGAGGACGTCCCGACCGAGCGTGCGCATCTCGTACCCGCCTACACGCTGCGCGGCCCAGAACAGCGCGGGGTCTGGCCAAGTGTCGCTTCCGTCGGTGTCGCGACGGTGCAGTTGCGCGACGGCGTACTCGAGCAGCTCGTTGACGTGCTGGCGCGGGCGGCACAGCAACCGAAATTCCGGGCAGGTCGGCACGTAAGGGCGATCGCGCAACGCGGCGATGCCGCGCTGCCACTCGGCTGCGTTCAGGTCGGCCAGATCAAGCGCCCACTGCCGCTTCACGCCCTCGAGGTGTTGCCGCACAGTCTCGGGCTTCGACGGGTCACCGCCACGCCACATGTCCGCCAGTCGGGCGCCGTAGCGCTGGCCAAGCACGGTGAACAGGCGCTCGATAAGACGCTGCGGTGCCGCGTCTTGCGGCCATTCAACTGACGTGCCGCGCTTCAACGTCGATGGTGTCGTGGTCATAGTCGTGTCCGATTGGGTTACCGGCGAGGCCGGCGAGGATTGCTGCGTTCTCGGCCTGTCGCGGCGACGCGCGCGGCGCGGCCTGGTTCGCCAGCACGCGGTCGACATAGGCCGGCAGGAACACGATTGGCTCGGTGGCTTCGTCATGCGCCTTCGTGATGGCAGCGCGCATCCGGCCGATCGACACCCGGGCGTTGCACCATGCCGTCGCGAGCGGCACGAACCGCTTGCGCTCGTGAGCGCTCGTCGGATCGATGCCGACGCCGTGCTCGTTGCCGAAGTACGTCGCCCATTCGGCAGGGTTGGCAGGCACGCAGTCATCGGGCAACCGGCCGCAGTCGTCGTCCGCGTCTTCCCGCGGAGAAGACGAAGAGTCTCCCTGTCCCTGTCCCTGTCCCTGTCCCTGTCCCTGTCCCTGTCCCTGTCCCTGTCTTAGCCGTGACTCTGACGGCCCTTCGCCGTGACTGTCCTCAACCTGTCCGCGTGACAGGTTCGTGACCAGTCGTCTTAGCTCCGTGGTCGGGGTGTTCCATGCCAAGGACTGTCCGGCGTCTTTCAGCAACGCAAACATGCGCGACCGGTCTTCCCGCTCTCGGCGCTTGCGTTCGCGCTCGTGCTCTTCCTTTTCCTTCCGCTCGGTCTTAGACGCCCAGCTTTCCAGCACCTTCTCGCACACCGTTGGGTGATAGAGACGTCCATCGCTGCATTTCACCCAGCCACGCATGACGTCCTCGCGCACCTTCGGCCATTTGGCCGGATCACACACTGCGAGGTCGGCCAGCACGTCGTCATCGTCTTCAAGCGAGCCTGCGGGGACGTCGTGCCACGAAGCCGTCCAAAGGTTGATGAGATAAAACGCGAGCGCGGGATTGCGCTTGGCCTTCAACCACGCCTTTGAGCGCCGCAGACGATTTATGTCCAGCGGCATGAAATGAAAGTCGCGCAGGTCGCAGTCGGCCGGCGTCAACGGTGGGATGTCGGAGTGCATGACGTGACCTGTTGCAGTTTGTCCTGGATCGAAACGGTGTTCGCCAGGTCGCGCGCGTAATCCGCGCGCATGTTCATGGTTTCCGCCCTCAGCGTCGCTATAGCAGCGCGTGCCGGCACCGTATCGGTGTCGAACAGCGGCATGCCGACGTCGAGCTTTCGCGCCAACTGGCGTAGCGGTTCAAGCGGCATCCGACGGCCGCAGCGTGATTCGTGAATCTCGTAAGCGTCGACGATGCCCATAATCGACTCACTGGCCGTGTACCACTGGCCGTCGGCGGAGTTTCGTAGGACGGCCCTGCCCTTCTCGTCGACGTTCACGGTGCCCTGCTGCTCGAGCTCATCGAGAATCGCGGTGACCGGGTCGAACGTGGCCGAGACCTTCCACAGTTCAGACAGCAGGCGCACGGCGCAACCGTTGCGGCCCGGTCGGTATTGCTTGTTGCGGGGCTTCCTATTCCGGCTCACGCGGGCACCTCGTCGCGAACGTCGTCGTGAACGGGCACACCCCGGATTGGCCATAGGAAGCGATCAGGCGCGTACGCATCGCCGGTCAACCGCCCCACTCGATACGCGGCAATGCTCACTGGCAGCGTGCCTGCGAATGCGACGATCCACGTAGCAGGTTCGGGGCCCATTCCGAGAATGCGAACAACTCGGCCGACACAGTCCTTAAATCCGCTTGCGGCGTCGATGATGATCGCCAGATCCCCGTGTTTGCAACGCAGTGTCATGTCAGCCCTCGATTCCCTTACGGGCGAAGAAGCGCAGCGACTCATATTCCTCGCGCGAGATCGTCACAGTGCTGTCGTCATCCGACGCCACAGCCTCAATGCCGAGCACGTCGAACAACTCGCAGAATTTCGCGAACGGCAGGCTGTGTCCCTTGTTGCTGAGGAACCGCGAAAAGTTGGTCGGCTCGACGCCGATATCTTCGGCGACCTTCTTCTGGGTCATGGGAGCAACACGGTTCAAAACGAGGGTCTCAAGCCGATGCATACGCTGCTCCCAAGTGCGCGAATTGATCCATACGATGGAATCCAACGAAACGACAGAACGGCGCCAGCGCGCCGCAGGGATATGAAAACGACAAAGAGATATGCGGCGGCATCAGCGATGCCCCCGGTACATGCACCGGTCAGCGCGATGCAGCCGCCAGGCGCTGAACAGCGCTGCGACGACGCGCAGGATTCCGGCACGGCGACGGATCGGGGTGACTTTCGTCATGCTGCGGTCAACTCGGGGCCAGGGTGCTTCCGGACATACGTCCAGTCGACCCGGTCATTCAGTTCTTCGCAGTGCACCAAACCGCCAGCCAAGTCTTCGATTTTTGGGCAGTGCTCTGCCGGCACCCTGCGCCCTTCCTGCTTCCACTGAAGCACTGCCGAACGCGTGACCCCGAGCACGTCGGCCAAACCCTGTGCGTTCAGGTTCGCCGCCTTCAACGCTCGATCCAAAGGATGATCCATGTCGACACTCTTCGAAGTTGATATCAGTGCGAATGATAGAAATTCTATCAGAAAAAAGCAAGAAAATATGGCGCAAAGCACGTTAGATTTTCTTTACATTCGCAATATGAACATCGCGCAATGGATCAGGGCAAGCCGCGAGGCCGCCCAACTTAAACAGGAAGAGCTGGCAGAGCGGCTCGGGAAGACACGCGGAAATATTTCTGCGTGGGAGAACGGCCGCCATGAACCGAGCTACGGCCAGATCATCGAAATCGCGCGACTGACGAAGCATGCGGTACCAATTCCGGGTATGGAATCCGAGCCTCACCGAAACGTGAGTGCAGCCGAAATTGGTCAACGAAGAATCCCCCTCATCAGTAGCGTACAGGCCGGCCGGATGAGCGAGGCGCTCGAGCCGTTTCCGGCTGGAGCTGCGTTTGAGTACCTACTGACCGACTTGAAGCTGTCGGAGAACGCCTTTGCCCTCGAAATTGAGGGCCGTTCGATGGAACCGGACTTCAAGGAGGGTGACAGGATCATCGTTGATCCCGCGATACGCCCCCAGCCAGGCGACTTCGTTGTTGCGAAAAACGGTCGTGAGGAAGCTACCTTCAAGAAGTACAGGCCTCGCGGTGTAGGTGCTGATGGGCGGGAAGTCTTTGAGCTGGTGCCGCTGAACGACGACTATCCAACCATCAATAGCGAACACGAACCGGCTCGCATCATCGGCGTGATGGTCGAGCACCGGCGATATCGTCGCCGATAACCTGCGCCGCATGAAGCCGAACGCTGATACCACCCAGACCGCCACTCGCGCCTACGAGGGTCTTGCCTCGCGCATCGCGACGGTTCTCGCGGAAGCCAATGTCGCGCACGACGACCTGGAAGCCACTGCGGGCTCGACACCGGGCACGTGCGCCAAGTGGCTGTCTGGCGAACTTATCGATATCGGTCACGACCAGGCGGCGCGTATTCAGGAAGCGTACCGCTTCAACATGTTCTGGCTGATCACGGGCCGGGGGAATCATCGAATCCCATCGCTCATTGGACCGGGGGTAAAGCCAACTCCCAAATTCCTAAACGCCTACCCGCCCGAGAGTTTCGCTGCCCGATTGCATTACGCGATGGGCCTACGCGGCGTTAGGCAGAAATCGGACATAGCCGAAGCAGGTGGCATAAGTGCGTCAGCCGTTGCCCTATGGTTCAGTGGCGCCGAAAACGCGATCGACGAAGAAAAGGTCACCGCGTTGGCTAGATTCTTGCGCGTGGAGCCCGATTGGCTGCGGGACGGGACTGGCCCGATGGAAGGTTCTGCAAACGTGCGCCCGGCAGAAGTAGGAAAGCGGCGCATTCCGTTAATCAGTAGCGTGCAGGCCGGACTGATGCATGAGACTGTCACGCCCTTTCCCACTGGCGGAGCATTCGAGTACCTGCTTACGGATCTGGAACTGTCTGACAGTGCTTTCGCGCTCGAGATTGAGGGGCGCTCAATGGAACCGGACTTCCGAGAGGGTGACCGAATCATCGTAGATCCGGCGGTGCGACCTTTCCCAGGGGATTTCGTCGTTGCTACGAACGGGCGCGACGAGGCAACGTTTAAGACATACCGGCCGCGTGGCGTCAACTCCACCGGATTGGAGTTGTTCGACCTCGTGCCTCTAAATCGCGACTATCCGACAATCAGCAGCGAGATTGAGGCTGTCCGGGTAGTGGGGGTTATGGTCGAACACAGGCGGTACAGAAAGAGATAGATTGCCAGCCGAGCGAAGGTAAAAACTAGATTTACATTCAACACGGGGAAACTTGAATGCAGATTTTGATTTGGGCGGCCGTTGTCGCGCTAAACGTACTTTGCGGTCTATTTGCGGCCAATAAAGGGCGTCGTAGGTGGTTGTGGACCGCCATTGCTTTCTTGGTGTCGCCGCTTCTGACGTGGATCATCTTGCTGCTTCTAAAGGACATCCGCAGCGGCGATGAAGTCGGTAAAATTGCGAAACATAGCGCCCCGAATCGCGTTCTGATGGCCTATGCAGCAGGGGCATTTCTCATAGCCGTCATCGGCCTCGTTGGCGTCAGCAAAGACGTTCCGCAAGAGAGCCGCTCGTCCACGAAGCAGGGTGAATCGTCCCCACCTGCGCCAACGACGCCCGCCCCCTCTTCAACTGATTCAACAGTCAAACCGCCAGAGCAATCAACGCCATCCGCCATCGCGCGCGCGAAGCAGATCAAACCGGAAACCCTTGTTCGGTTCCCTGACTCGTCGATCGCCTGCCTGTCAAAAGATGCCCTGCAGGAGATCACGACCTACGGAGCCAATGGCCAAGCCACAAAAATGCAGGCGATGATGCTGGACAAGAAGAATCCAGATGGCCAATGCATCATGCTCGACCCGAAGATGCGCTACAAGGTTATTTCGTCCGAATATAACGTGCCCGATATGCCGGAAATGGGCATCCTCGAAATCGTAGGAGAAAGGACCACATCAAAGAATGGCGCATGGACGTTCTCGTGGGTGGCAGAACCGGTGAAAATGTAGGTCACCACTTCGCCGTAGCTTTCTTCTTGAAGCCCAATACTTGGCACACACTCGTTGTGATACCTCCATTTGATCAGCGTGGGCTATTGCCCTATGGAATACATTTGGCGACGTGGCGCGAACTGTTTGCTTTTTTCGCTGGCGATGCGCGACGGACGAATCTCATCACACAAGCCCGCAAGTTCGCGCTCGCGGAACTATCCTCGTCTTTCGGGACGTGCAGCCTGTTTCTTGCCGGAAGCTCGTTTAGCGACAAGCCTCACCCAAGTGATATTGAATCCACACTTGTGATAAATCCGACAACCTACCCTATGGCAGCTGTGCCCGGCTTACTCTTACAAGCCGAACACGATAGGATAAAGCTACAATATGAAGTCGACTTCTATGTATCGTGGGATGTGCCTGGCGCCAACGACTTCTGCGAATTCTTCCAGTATGTGGGCGAAAAAACTGGCATAGCGAAGAATCTGAACCCCAAAGACAGGCGCGGCATTATTGAGGTGAAAGCATGGACACTTGGGTAAATCAGTTACATGCGCGAGCCAGCATCGTACACGGACAGATTGCGGCTTCGCTTTCGATAATCCGATCGCTAGATTCCGAATCTAGCAAGTTGATAGATCAAGAGGTGGCGCTTCGTCCACTTTATGATCTGCTTCGTAAGCTCTATGCTGAGGATCTCCCGCTGGCTAAGGTGCGAGATACGTCCGACATTGTCATCCACGCGGAGGGCCCTGCGGCCGTCGGCGAGGCCATGCAGTTGCGAGCAGTGAATTGGCTCAGTGCGAAGGTCAAGCAACAGCTAACTCTCTTGGCCGCCGCAGCACTTCCTCAGAATGGGGACACCTCAGTGATAGCCAGAAAATTCCAGTGGAACGTTACTGGCTTGGTGCCAGGCAGCATTTTCATGGGATTCGCACTAGACCGTCCCGCGATGGAAAGTCCTTTCGAGATGACCGACAACATCGCATTTGATGCGATCGTTACAGCAGCCCAAGCTATCCCTGTAGTGCCAAGGTTTGTGGATGACAACGGTGTTGCCCCGGAACTTCTTGACGAACTTGACGACCCGGCTGTTCGGGATGCCGCGATGTTCGCCGCAATGCGTCTTGCCCCCACTGATAGTTCGGGACTGGTGACTGTTGAAATTTCAGCCCCCACTGGTGAGCACGGCGTACTGGGTCAGCGAGAGCGCATTGTGCTGCGCGAATCACTTCGTTCGCCGCTTATGCGAAAGAAGATCGAGGGCACCTTTGTTGGCGAAGTACGCGAAGTAGACCTAGATGCGGGTCGCTTCCAGCTCCGCGGCGTACAAGGGGTTGGCACCTTGCGATGCGCAATGCCGTTCAATAATGAGCAAGCCGCCGGATGGCTCGGCAAAGGCGTAAAAGTTTCCGGCGTCTATGAAACCGACCATAATGGCCGGCCGCGTTTGATGCGCGTTGAGAGTATTGATGTTGTTCGGCAGTTGAATCTGATCTAACGACACCTCTCCGTTGACTGGAGCGAAACCAACCAGCCTAAACCCGCCGCCCGGCGGGTTTTTTCTTGCCTGACGCTCCCGTAAGCCTGCCCCGAGCGGGCTTTTTTGCGCCCCCACGAACCTCTCTATCGAACATCAAATTCCAATAGATAGAATTTCTATCTATTTACGCCAGTTTTTCTTGCTTGCACGGGATAGATTATCTATCATTCATTCCAACGCTGCACATCGCGGCGCCTCCGGTCCAACCGGATCGCTCTGACGACAGGCTTAGCCTGCCCTCTCGATCAAAATTTGGAATGGGTGAGTCTTCCCCACGGCCCGGCGATTGGGTCGTAAGTCGGACAGGAAGTACCGCGCTAGGCCGCCGTCTTGGGCTACCGGTCAACTTCTGAGTACCCGACAAATAACGCAGCGCCCCGGTCATCGAGTTGATGCCGGGGAACTGCGAAGCTGTATCTGAGGCGGCTTTCCTCCGAGAGCCGCGCCATATACACGAGGAGAGAAACCATGCCGAATTGGGTGACGAACAAGGTCGTGGCACCGAGCCACGTCATCGCTTCGATGCTGAACGTCAACGACGCTATTGATTTTTCGACGATTGATGCATTCCCCGGTGAATTTCCGTGGGATAGCGTCAGCATGGCAGCCGAGCTGCTTGCCGAAATTGTGGTCCGCCGACCGCTTTCGGATCACCCAGTGATCGCGCGGCTCGAAGCAGCGAATCGAGCAAATGCCAGCCTGAAGGATCTCAATGACGAAGCTTTCGAGCAGTTCATCCAGATGCTCCGCAATCACCGCAAGTGCGGCTTTTTCGAGCGGATGGACTTCGCACGCGAACGCTGGGGGACGAAATGGAATGCCTGCGAGTCATCGGCTGATGTTGTCGCCGGCACCGCATCGTTTGAGACGGCGTGGTCATGCCCGATGCCTGTGTATATCGGCCTCTCGAAGAAATTTCCAGCAGACCGAATCGACGTGAAGTACGCCGACGAAGACATCGGTAGTAACTGCGGCATGTTCGCTCTGTTGGGCGGCGAAGTTATCGAAAGCAACGAGGCGCCTTTGTGGAGCGACCAGACCGACGATCAGAAAGCGTTCTGGCGCGGCTTCGCGTGCGAGCTTACCGGCTACGATCCGAAGGATTACGAAGACTGAACCGAACACCTCCCCGGCGAGGGAACGCCCCCGATGATGCAGGCGTGACGGCCGCAATAGCGCAGCGGCCCGTGAAGCTGTCATGTTTCTCGGGCCGCTGTACTCCAATCGTTACATAGCTTAGGCGCAGCCTATTTGTTGAACGCTTAACTTAATGGTTGATGCCGCATACGAAGTCTGATGAAGCAGCGGCGTTCCATGCCAGTTAGCAGGCACCGTAAAAGTTTTGGAATAACTCTGGCCCGGATTGTCGCTCGAGCTGAGGAAGTAGGTAATGCTGCACTGATACGCCCGATCTTCCGTGTTGGATGCATCCACCTGGAAGTTTGATCCGTTCAGATGGGGATTCAAAGACGGCGCGGCAAAACAGGTGCTGATAGTGGCGAAACCCGCACAGAGCAAAAGCAGTTTGACTTTTTTCATAGTTACCCCGATTGACTGGCTAGTTGGTTTTCACTTCTAAAGATCGCTGAGCTGCAGCTTGAATGCGGCCGAGCCGCATTCAGAGAAGGACACTACGCCATTTCCATCTGCCTGAAATCATCAATTTGAAGGATGCAGTGTGCCCCTTCAAGTGAGCAGATCCGCGTCGGCGCGGCGACGTTAAATAGCCCGTATCCCTCTTCCCCGATCTGATCAGGATCTCGGGTCTGCTCTCTTGAGGGTGAATGCGCAGGCTGATGCGCACGAGTGGGGGAATTGGTAAACCGCGGTCCCGGCCCGCGAAAGCGGATAAGCGAATCGGAGACCCGTCGCCGGATCAACGGCGGCTGCGCGCACGACGCGGCGAAAGCACTGCGGGTTCGAGTCCCGCCTCTTGAAGTACGTGCAATGCCGGATGCAGTTCAGCACCGGCCACCCTCTTCACTGCAGCAGAGCGAGCCTGAACGCTCACAGGCCCATGGCGGACATGGTTAAAGCCGCAACGCCCCGGTGTTCTGCCGGGGCGCCCACCGCATGTCAGAAGGAATCCCCATGTACGCACAACTTGAATGCGCGGTGTCGAGAGACATCGGCGCACACGTTCGTCAGCAAACGCTCGACGAGTTGAAGCGTGCGGCCCGCGAGCGTGCCGCCGAATCAGCCGACGTCCAGAACGCGGTGCAGCGCCTGATCGACACCGATTACGACGGCTACTGCGCGTTGCAGGATGCGCTCATCAAGCAGGACACGAAGCGCGCCGGCGAAATCCTGCAGGTCGCGTTCGAGGTCGAGGTGGGCTTGTTTGCCGAGGGCGAGGTGCGCCATGGGTGATATCGCCGAAATGATGCTGGACGGCACGCTCTGTGAAGGGTGTGGCGTGAGTCTTGGTGGCGTTGGTGACGGATTCCCACGCCGCTGCCGTGATTGCAGGGACGAGCCAGTCTACGAGCTACCGAAAAAGGCTGTGAAGCGCTACTGCCCTGACTGCGGCCGCAGCGTGAAACCCACCGGCCTCGCAGACCACATGCGCGACGTCCACAAGGCAACGCACTTCACGTTGGAGGTGCGCTACGCCCGTGAGGGGGGTGCCGAATGATCCGCCTCGCCCTCGACTTCGGCCGGTTCTGTGCGCGCATGCTCGCCGTCCTCGCCTTCCTGTTCCTGCTGGTCGGCATCTTCAAGTACAGCGCCGAATCCTATGCCGCCGATGTCCCGTCCTACGGGCGTGCCGCGTAATGAACGCCCCCGCCCGCTTGGCGCTCACCGTCGTGCTGATTGTTGCCGCCCTCGCCTTCATGGCGTGGCGCGAAGTCACGAGTTGGCATGCCTGCCGCGTCGCGCACGACGCGGAGTACTGCCTGACCACCTGGGAGAACTGATCGTGCACATCGAATTGACCTGGGCCGAGTACGTGCGCATGCAGCGCGCCGCCGGCTACCGCCTCACCGGCCGCTGGCTCGCCACCGGCCCCGAGTTTGTTCGCATCCACTGAGGAAATCACCATGCAACAACGCATCTACCCCGTGCGCGCTTCTAGCTGGGGCGCTCTCTTCGACTGTTCGTACAGGTGGGAAGGTATCCATCTGCTCAAGATGCGCAACGTCGTCGGCCTGCGCGCCGCGCTCGGCACCGCGATTCACGCGGGTTCCGCGGTGTTCGATCAAAGCCGCCTCGTCGGCACGGGCCTGACCGCCGATGACGCCGCAGGCGCATTCGTCGACAAGCTGCGCGACCCGGAAAACGAGTTCGACCCGTCGCAGGACGACCTGACGATGCCCGACGCCGAGCGCATCGGCATCACGTTGCTCACGAAGTATTGCCGCGAAGTCTCGCCGCAGTTCGAGTTCCTGGCCGTGGAAATGGAAACGAAGCCGCTCGATATCGATTGCGGTGAAGGCGTCATCGTTCGCCTGACCGGCACGATGGACCGTGCCCGGGTGCGTCGCACCACCGGCGGCGTCGCCATCACCGACATCAAGAGTGGGTCTGCGGCGGTTCAGAAAGGTGCGGCGGTAACGAAGGGACACGGCCCGCAGGTCGGCACGTACGAGATTCTCTACGAGCACTCGACGGGCGTTGTCCCTGAAGAAGACGCCGAGATCATCGGCCTGAAAACAAAGGGCACGCTCGAAATTGCTACCGGCACGATCAAGAACGCCAAGCGCGCAATGATCGGTACCGAATCGACGCCCGGCCTGATCGAGTTCGCCGCCGACATGTTTAAGACTGGGCGGTTCTACCCCAACCCCAAATCGCTGCTGTGCTCAGAGAAGTACTGTCCGCGTTACGCCACCTGCCAGTTCCACGACTGAGAGCCATTCATGACCGCTACCACCACCGTTGAACAAATGCGCGCGCCCGCCGTGCGCGAACCCGCCCCCGTAGTCACGATGGGCTTTGCGACCTCGCAGTCGTTCGAACTGATGCAGCGTGCCGCTAACCTGCTCGCCTCGTCAACGCTCGTGCCGGTCGCGTACCGCAAGACCATCGAGAAGCTCGACCGTTTCGGGAACGTGAAGGAATCGCGAGACAACCCGAACGCACTCGCAAACGCCGTCGTGGCGCTGAACATGGCGCAGCGCATGGGGGCCGACCCGCTGATGGTGATGCAAAACCTCTACATCGTCGAAGGGCGCCCGTCGTGGTCGTCGCAATGGATCATCGCCGCCGTGAACGGCTGCGGCCGCTTCTCGCCGCTGCGCTTCGACATCAAAGCGCTCGGCGAAAAGAAGATCGAGTACACCGAGACGTACTGGGAGAACGGCCAAAAGCAAAAGCGCATCACGAATGTCCCAATCACGGACAAGGTTTGCATCGCGTGGGCAATCGAGAAGGAAACCGGCGAGCGCATTGAATCGCCGCCGGTGTCGATCGAAATGGCCGTGAAGGAAGGCTGGTACACAAAGAACGGCAGCAAGTGGCAGACAATGGACGAAGTCATGCTGCGGTACCGGACAGCCAGCTTCTTCGGCAAGCTCTACGCCCCCGAACTCCTCATGGGCCTGCAAACCGTGGAAGAAGCACAGGACATTATCGACCTGAATCCGGATGGCTCGTACGTGGTGCAGTCGACCACAATGAGCGAAATGCGCGCCAATGCAGCACAGCCGGCGTCGCGCGCCGAGTCCGCCGATGTCGTTGGCGAGGCCGCCGCTCAGCAGACGGACGCCACAACTGCGGGCCAGCAGCCCCGGCCCGACGTCGACGACGGCGAAGATTCCGAGCAAAACGGCGACGCTCCAACGTTCGAAGCAGTGAACCGCGAACTTCTCAGCGCCAAGACCGTCGAGGAATTGGACTTCGCCCGCAGCATGATCTCGGGCCTTACCGACGAGCAGGAAAAAGCCGCGCTCAATCAGGTCGCCGCACGCCGCGTGCGTGAGTTGACGCAGGGTGACGACGAGCCGACTACACCCGCAGCGACCACGCGTCGCACGCGCGCCCCTCTCAACGCCGACTGAATACCTCGCCCCGGTACTGCCCGTGTAGACGGCTATCGCGGGAGGAAGAACGTCGCCGCGCTGCCGATATCACTTCGGCGCGGCGGGAAACAGCCACCAAACTCAGGAAAAGTCCACCATGCGGCTCACTCACATCCACGCAACCAACTTCCTCGGCATCCGCACCGCCGACGTCGAACTGCGTACGCCGGTCGCCCTCTTCTGTGGTCCAAACGGCTCCGGCAAGTCGAGCATTCAGGACGCAGTGCGCCTCGCCCTCGTGGGCGAAAGCGTGCGTGTCGCGCTGAAGAAGGAATACGGGCGTCTGGTGCATGACGGCGCTGAGTCGGGTTCGATCGTTGTCGTGGCTGACAGTGGCCGCGCGAACAACGTTACGCTGCCCAGCGGCAAGATCACCCAGACGATCCCGGCCGACCCACGCACGCCGTTCGTGCTCGACGCGCAGCGCTTCGCCAGCCTCGACACCAAGGCACGTCGCGCTTTCCTGTTCGACCTCATGGGTGTCACGGTGGGTAGCAATGACGTTCGCAAACGCCTCGCCGCCCGCGGTATCACTGGCGACAAAGTGGAAGCCGTGCTGCCACTGGTGCGCGCCGGGTTCGACGCTGCCGCCGGCGAAGCGCAGACGAAGGCCACGGCCGCCAAGGGTGCGTGGCGTGCAATCACAGGTGAGACGTATGGCAGCGTGAAGGCGAACACCTGGCGCTCGCCAGCGCCGGAAAGCACCGAAGGGCCGGACGAACTCGCTGCCGCCATGGCCGAAGGCCACGACACGATCGACACATTCGAGCGCGAGGCGGCAGACCTGCAGCGGCAACTTGGCGAAATCGATGCAGCAGACCGCCTGCGCCAGCAGCGCGACGCGCGCGCCACTCAACTGCGCGAAGCTGCCGCCAAGCTTCCGAAGGCCGAGGATTCGCTCGAGCGTGTCCGTGCAGAGCTGGCCGAATTTCTGCCGAAGGTCGAAGCGCTGCGCGCCGCCGCCGGCGGGAATGTTGACGGTATGCCGTGTACCTGCCCCGAGTGCGGCGCCCTGCTGCGCTACCTGGCGGGCAAGCTGCTGGCCGACGCACCGGTCCAGCGCGACGAGGATGCCGCCGCCATCCTGCCGGAGTACGAAAAGAGCCTGACGGTGTTGCAGAACGCAGTGAAGAGCCGCGAAGCCGAATTCGACCGCGCCCGCGACGCTGCGGCACAACTTGAACTACTCGTGAAGGATGCGGCGACCGATGCCGGAAGCGACGGCGCCCTGCGCTCCGATGTGGAGAAAGTTCTCGCCGAAGTGAAGGACAAGGCCGAGCAGGCACGCAAGATCATCGCCGGAATCGAGGCGTCTCAGCGCGCAATTGCCGAAGCCGCCGAAAGGACGAAGCGCGCCGCGCAGCACCACGCAGAAGTCAACGCATGGGACGCGCTTGCGACCGCGCTGGGCCCGGACGGCATCCCGGCCGACCTGCTCGCCGAGGTGCTTGGGCCGATTAACGCCCGGGCCGAAGAGCAGTCATTCGCTGCTGGCTGGCCGTGCGTGCGGATCGACGCCGACATGCAGATCACTGCGGCCAACCGCAGCTACACCCTACTGTCCGAATCCGAGAGGTGGCGCACCGACGCAGTTATCGCCGAGGCCATTGCCCACCTGTCAGGCGTGCGGGTGCTGATGCTCGATCGGGCCGACGTACTTGTCGGCGCCGAACGCGACAACCTCCTGTATTGGCTCGATGACTTGGCGCACGCGGGCGACATCGATACCGCGCTGGTATTCATGAGTATGAAGACGGCACCCGGACAGATGCCGGAATCCATCACCACTTACTGGATCGCTGACCACTGCGTCGGTGGGGCGAAGGAGGCGGCCTAACGTGCGAAAGGCCGTGGCAGCGCAACTGGGGATTTCATGCGCCTCGCGGCTGGGTGCCTTGGAGAGAAACACCCATTGCCACATCGGGTGTCACTGTGCTCGTAGCACTGCCACGGCCTCGTGAAAGGCCCTGATCACATGACGACGCAAATATAGCCTGCGGCTCCCAAATTGCACCGCAATGTCGTCGTCATAGTCACACCCGAAGGTGGTGCCGTTAATCACGATCGCACTGGGCACCCTTCCAACGAACACGTTGAAATCAAACGTATTGCCCTCGAAAGCCTTCTCCTTGCTCGGTATGTGACACGCAGCGTTGCGGCACTTGTTAATCAAAGTTGTGACGTCGTTAATGTCGTCTGCGGGCGCGATATCGTCTGTGAAAGTGATCCGCTTCCCCGCGGCCGCTGCCTTTTGCACGAGATCGTTCATGACGATCAAAAGGTGTATTACCGCCGACTTAAAGAGCGGCGTCTGCGCACCTTCTGGACCGAATATCCCCGTTTCAAACAAGCCTTCGCACTCTCGAATGCTTGATTCGATTGCATTTCTCTCTTGCCATCTCTGAAGTTCCTCCGGCTGGACATTCATTCGTATCCCCCTGGTTTTCAGGAATCCTAGCATGAGCCCCTACGAACCCCGCCCCGAAGGGCTGAATACCCAGCCAGCGCCGCCGTCTGTGGTGCAGACGCTCCGTAAGCCGTTGCGACGGTGCGCGGCGGGTCGCGACGGCGAGTGCTGGCACGCCGATTGCCCGCAGATCCGCGACAACGAACCGAAGGCTACCGGTCGCCATTGCCCACTTGATACCGGAGAAGAAAATGCCTGACCTCAAGACCGTGACGTTTGATGCAGAACTGATGCGCCGCGCGTTCAATATTGCAATGAATGCAGATTGGCACGAAGAGTCTCCCACAACGTTCGTCATGCGATCCGTCTGGGAAACTGCTTGGCGCGCCGCCATGCTCGCAGCCGCCCCCACGCCAGCCGCACAGAGCGCAGGGCAAGAGGTGATCTATCAGTACATGACGGAGGCCGGAGATTGGGCCGATACAGACTGGATGGATTACCAGAGCGCTGAGGTTGAAAAGCGCATCGTCTACGCCGCGCCCGTGAATGGCGGCGAGCGCGTGCAATTCCGATACGAAGGCAGTCTGGACTGGATCGACTGTGATCCGCGCGAAGGCGTGGTGCAGTCTGGTATTGAGCACCGCGTCGTCGGTCACGCCGCAGATGCGCAGCAGGTGGGCGGCGACCGAGACGCCATCGCCGAACTTATCGGACGTCTCGAAGCTAAGTACGGCCTTGAATTCACCGTCACCAAACGTACCGGCGAGAAAACCCATCACGTTGGCTTTGATAGGCATCCGCTGATCGGAAGGGCCGTCGACTATCTGCGCGCCGCGATCACGTCGCCCGCGAAGGTGGGCGGGGATGAGCGGGAGGCGGCCTTCAGGCGGATCATGGGCGACCTTTCGATGCCTGCGGATGAAGCATCCAGCTACGACCAATGGCTGTTCAACAAGACATGGGATGCCGCGATGCATGCCCGAATTGCACTCTTGGCTCCATCCACAGAGAATGCGGCCCATTCCGAAGCGCTCTTTCTCATCAATCATGCAATCGATGTAGCCAACACCTATGAAACCGGCGAACACGACGATCTTCGCATCGTGACGCTGCGAATGGATGAGGCTCGCAGGCTACTCGCCGCGCTGTCGGCGGATGGCGGGGATCGCGAGGATGCGGAGCGGTATAGGATCGTCCGCCACAAAGTGTGCATCGTCGGAGATGCATTTCACATCATTAATCTCCGGCCTACCTATGTAGCGCCAGATGCAGGTGCAGAATTGGACGCAGTTGTCGACGCCATTGCCGCCAAGGCGAAGGGGGATGCGCAATGAGCCGAAATCTCCGAGACGAGTCACGAAAGACGTGGACCACAACCGGGGACAGTGCCCCAACGCTTGAGCAGATCAACATGGGTTCACTTCTCCGCATCGCCGACGCCAGCGAGGCGATGGCGAAGAACCATGTTCAGCTTCAGCGCGATCGCGATATGTACTTTAACTGGTACGAACGCGAGTACGAAAAACGACTGAAATTGGAACGCCAGATCAACGCATTGCGGGGCGTCATCACGAAGATGAAGAAGCGCGCCGCCTCGCAGGCAGCGGAGGAGCGGAAATCGTGAAAGAGCGCCCTATCCTTTTCAGCGCGCCGATGGTGCGCGCCATCCTCGACGGCTCTAAGACGCAGACGCGGCGGCAATTGAAGCAACAACCTCCTGCGGACACGCTCCGCATGGATACCTACCATCACCCCGACGGGCAACACCATTTCTGGGCTTGGAAGGACGCTTTCAGTGGATGCGAGTTGCACAGTGGATGGGAACCAATCTGCTGCCCATACGGCCAGCCCGGCGACCGCCTGTGGGTGCGCGAGACGTGGGCACAGCCCACAACCCTAGATCCCGGCCCGACGTTCTACCGTGCCGACTATCCGCGGTGCGTGCCGCCTCAGTATGAGAATGTGCCGCTTGTTGATGCGATCACATGGAAGCCGAGCATCCACATGCCGCGTTCGCAGTGCCGCTTGGTGCTCGAAGTCACCGGCTTGCGCGTCGAGCGACTGAACCATATCAGCGAGTCAGACGCTCGCGCCGAAGGCGTCGATCACATCCGGGACAAGGTGCCGACCGCGCGCGACTCGTTCCGCTATCTGTGGGAAACGCTCTACGGTGCCGAATCGTGGACGGCCAACCCGTGGGTATGGGTGGTCGAGTTCAAGCGCGGCGACGGCGCTAAGGGGGCGTGATGCTATTTCAGCATGGCGCCATCGCGTTCAAACTCATACACCCACCTGCTTCCGTCAAGTTCAAGTTTGATCGCTTGATGCGCGTGAGTTTCCTTACGCACGACCACCACGGTTCGATCAATGCGGTACTGCCCATCTGCCATCGGGAAGTCTTCGCGCAACGCATGGACCGAAAGCGTCGCAGGATCAATGCCGAGGCGTTTGCACGCCAGAAGAAAGTCCTGCTTCTCGTCTTCGGGAAAAGAGTCGAACTGAACAATTGGCATACCCACCTCCATTCGTTTCGAGGAATCCTAGCATGAGACAGAACGAGATCATTCTGGGCGACTGCCGGGACACTATGCGCAGGCTGATCGCCGAAGGCGTGAAGGTCCAGTGCATAGTGACCAGCCCGCCGTATTGGGGTCTGCGCGATTACGGCGTTGCTGGCCAGCTTGGGCTTGAGCCGACGCTGACGGAATTCCTCGCGAACATGTGCGAGGTATTCGACCTGTGCCGCGATCTGCTCGCTGACGACGGTACGTTGTGGCTCAACATGGGCGACAGCTATGCGGCGAATCGGGGTTTCCAGCCGGTACCGATCAACACGCGCAACAAGTCAGGGCACGTCGGTGGCCAGCGGGTGACGAATATTGCGAATCTTCTGAACCGTCGCTTGGAAGGCCATATTCTGTTCTACGGTGGCACCGACCCTCGTGCTTGTGCCGCCCAGCGTATTAACGTACTGCTGTATGACAAGGGTGCGCCAGTGCACGAGTTCCAGACGTTTCTTCGTGCGAAGCGGGTGTGCATCAAACAGGGGGAGCACAACTTCGGCCAGATCGGCGGAGCTCTCGACGCGCCAGTTCACTGCTGGCTTAGTGGCTCCCTTAGCGGGCGACTGCCAAAGAACTCCGACGCCGAGTTGATCCTTGATGTGGGCGAGGACATCGGCATCATCGTAGCGGCAGGCAATCTGGACGCCGACTCGGCGCTCAGGGATGCCATTGCGCTCGCGATAAAACACGGTAAGGCAGCCTTCGCCATCGAAATACCCGCTGAACCAGGCACCGAAGGCGTCGCTGGCGGTGTAACGACTCGGGATGCCATCACGCTCAATGCGCTGCTGGAAAGCAGCATGAAGGTCGACGCGGTAGACAATCCTGTTCCGCTCGTTGATAGAGCGAATTCGCGCGCCCGTCAGTTGTGCAATTTCTCTGTATGTGTGGCCAGCGAGGAGCAATGCACGCTCGCGCTCCATGGCGGGGCTCAGTTGAGTTTTATCGGTGTAGGCCATCTTTATCGGCTCGGTGTAGACTTGATTTCGTATAGCAGTCTACGTCAAGAGGCTGTGCGCGAATGGAATGCGACGCGGCCGAAGCAAGAGCTGGGGCAGCCACATCTACTGACGCGGGCATTGATGGAAAGCGGCTGGATTAATCGGCAGACGATCATCTGGCACAAACCCAACCCGATGCCCGAGAGCGTGCGTGATCGCTGCACGAAGGCGCACGAATATCTGTTCCTGCTGACGAAGAGCGAGCGATATTTCTTCGATGCGGATGCCATCAAGGAAGACGCAAGTGGACAGGTGCCGGGCAATCGACACCCGCTGAAGGGTGTGGGTCAAGACGAGCACAGCACGCGCTCAGGCCTGCATGCGTTCGCGGAGAAGGCTCGAAACGCCCGTGACAGTTTTCGTCGGGAAGGCAGCAAACGCGCCGAACCGATCCCCGGTCAGTCTGTCGGGACGCACCGTCCGGATCGCGCCGATAGCGCATGGGATGTAACGAAGCGGAACCGCCGAAGCGTCTGGACGGTGGCGACGACCGCGTATCACGGCGCGCACTTCGCCACCTTCCCGGAATCTCTTGTCGAACCGTGTGTGCTCGCGGGCAGCCGGCCCAGCGATATCGTGTTTGACCCCTTCATGGGAAGCGGTACCGTCGCGCAGGTTGCCAGCCGTCTCGGACGCCATTACCTAGGCTGCGAACTCAACCCCGAGTACTTCGCCCTTCAGCGCGATCGCACACGACAGCCGGGCCTGCAACTGGAAATAGCATGACCACCCACCCGGCCACAGCCGAAGCACTGAAAAAGATTCTGCGGGTTACTGCGAGAGATTAGGGAATTTAGACGTGAGCGCCGCCGGCGCACGATTGGATAGCGGGGACGCCCTTGTTAGCGCGTCCCCGTTTGCATTCTAGAAAGGCCCTGCGGGCGAATGCCCGCGACTGGAGAGTAAGATATGCAACTCAATTTCCGACCGGTTGTCTGGGTGACGCTGGAGAAGGCGTCGGAGTACACCGGCCGATCTGTTCCATCCCTACGGGGATTGATTCAAGACGGCCGCCTCGTGGAAGGCACGCACTGGAAGTGGTCACCGGATAACCGACAACACATCAACCTTGAGGCATACGACGAATGGGTCGCAACGAGCAATTCGAAGGGATCTACGCGCGGGAGGCGTCCATCCTCGTCAGCTTCCAATGGGACAAAAAGCGGTTCCGAGAGCGACTCGAACTCGCGCCGACAGCCGCCAACCTTCGCGCCGCTGCACGCCTGAGAGACGAGATTGTCTCGGCAATTCGAATCGGGAAATTCACCGTCGAGGACTTCGCGCGGTACTTCCCGAAATCGAAATGGTTACTGGACAAGTCGTCGCATGCGGTGGCGAGCCAGTTCAATGCCGTTGCCGACTCGTGGCTCACCGTCGCTCGTGCCGAGTTGGAGGAAACCACGGTCCGGGAGTATGAGAACGCGCTCAATCGATATTTCCGGCCGATGTTTGGTTCTAAGCCGATCAGCGCGATCACGTTCGAAGACCTCGCGACGTATGTGGCCGGACTCCCGTTCAAGAGCGCGAAGACGTTCAATAACGTCATGACGCCGATGCGCCGAGTATTCGCCTTTGCCCTTACGGCCGGGAAAATCGATCACGACATAACTCGAGACATCAAGAGCCGCAAGAACCAGAAGGCCGCGCCAGATCCACTCGACATTTCTGAGATCGATGCAGTTTTGTCGCATATAGGCAAAAAGTACGGTGACGTCTGGCTCAACTATTTCGAGTTCGCATTCTTCACAGGGCTGAGGCCATCAGAGTTGATCGCCCTCCGCTGGTCGTCCGTCGACTTCAGGCGGCAGCAGGTGCGCATCGAAGAATCTCGGGTGCGGGCACTGGACAAGGACACCAAGACGCACAAGGGGCGCGATATCGACTTGCAGACCCGTGCCCACCAAGCACTGATGCGGCAGAAAAAGCACACATTCCTTGCCGGTCAGCAGGTCTTCATCAACCCAAACTCGCGCGACCGCTTCCACGATACAGCGCCGCCGGTTCGGCTTGTCTGGCGCCCTACATTGAAGGCGCTTGGAATCCGTGACCGTGACGCTCGCCAAACGCGCCACAGCTTCGCCACGATGTGCCTGCACGCAGGGATGAATCCAGCTTACATCGCTCGGCAGATGGGCCACACCAATCCGCGCATGTTCTTCGAGGTGTACTCGAAGTGGATCGATGGCGACGCCAGCGAACGCGAGAAGGCGAAGCTGGACGCGCTATTCGGCACCAGCAAGTCTGAGGCGATGTGA